CTCCGCGAAATCAACCGCCCGCAAGATGGGCGCGTCTGCCAATGCGAGGACGCTCCATGCTGTGGGCATTATTCTCTCGGATGAACATCATGAAACGTAAAATCATCACCAAGAATCTGTATATCGACACCTCAATTCATGGAGGAAATAACATTTACGTCATGTCGACATCACGTCTGCTAAAAACATACACCTTGATCGATATCGAGACAGGCACCGGTTACACCTCGCCACAAAAGACCAAAGCCAAAGCCTTTGGCGGTGATCGCGCCGACTTCGAGCGCTTCAGCAAGTTCAAAGTGAATCTCAAACTCAAAGACTAATCCTTTCACTCCGCAGACCGTCGGAAAAAACGCCAAGGTTTCCGACGTCTCAGGCCGAGCCGTGACCAACGCGGGCGGAGTGTCCCTTTCTCATAACGTGTGTCTGACGCGTCTTCATCCTGCCGGGTGGTAGGGCGGGGGCGCGTCTCTTTTTCATTTTAACCACATCAATCATGAACAACCTCAAGCTTTATGTCTGGGAAGACGTTCTCAACGATTACACGTCAGGAATCGCCTTTGCCTTAGCGGAGTCGCCAGAACACGCCCGCGAGCTCATCAAAGAAAAAGGCTTGTTTCACATCGAACACCTCAACAGCGGGCCGCTGGTCGTCGACCAACCCGAAGGCTTTTACCTTTATGGAGGAGGCTAACCATGACCACCGAAGCAAAACAACGCGTCGATCTGCACTGGAAATGCCTGTTGCAGCGACCCTCCCACCTCATCTGGCACCTTCGCGGGATTGTCCGCGAGCTGTTCAATCTTTAGCCTGACTAAAATCATGACAACTCCGAAAGACTGGCTGTGCCCGTGCGGCTCCGGCCTCGCATGGTGGCGCTTGTTTGACGCGTCAGGCATCTACTGCTGCCGCGTGTGCGCCGGATGCGAAACCAAGCAAAAAGCCAAATACCGGCCCGAGATTTTCACCGATTCAAATTACGAAACCAACGAACCCAAAGAACCCGAAGAATGAAAAACCAATACGAATACTTCTTCCGCAATATGCCGGAAGCTTTAGAAGAGCTCAAAACATTAGGCATTTCATTCCAAGCAGTGGATGTCGGCGAAGACGATTTATGGCCGGCCTTGATTCTACCGTCTGGAACTGCCTTGCTAATCATCGGCGACGACGAAGGTAACGGTCCCGGTAGCATCGAACCCGTAACCTCAATCGAATGAATGCTCCAGACATCATGATATGGACTTTGGTAATTTCCTTAGTGGTCTTTTCAATCATCCTAATTTTCAGTCCAGACCCGGAATGAGCACATCCTTTCTGATTGGCGTCATGTTCACCTGTACGGGCATGAGTTTGTTTATGGCACAGATAGCCACCGTCGAGCTTGCAAGAGCTTACAGAAGCCTCAAGAGCGCAATACACGAGCATTTTGGTCACGACACCAGTGTCTTCCCCGATCACGTCCAATGAAAACCGCTGTCAAAAAAAGATTTCCAGAAAACACAGGCTACCATCCAAAAACACGGTTGGAATGGTGGGGGACCATCATTGGAGACAACGCAAACGACAAATTCATGATCGCCGCCCCCACCCGCATCGAATGCGTCGCAGCTGCAAAAGCTTTTTGCCCTGAAGCAGTCGTCGATCACATCCAATCCATCACGATCATTAAACGATGAAATCAATCATCACCCTTCTCATCATCCTCTCCGCGCTGCACGCGTGCCAATCAATCAGCGAGCGCTCCGCGCTAGGGGAAAAAAAGTCTCAGCAAAAAGAAACATCCAACCAAGAAACAACCAAATAAAATGAACACCGTTGAACCCGCCATCAGTCCAGACGAAGCTATCAAAGCACTCGAAAGCTTCATCAGCAGTTACACGCTCAACTCCATTCGAACCCAGCTGTTCCAGCACGACCACCAAGACGAGAAGCGCAACTTCGAGGAAAAATACAACTGCTGGTGCTACTGGACCAACCGTCAGGAAAAAACCCTGATCGCCAGCTCCAAAAGCTTTGACGACCGCGCAGCCGCGATGGCTTGGATCAAGGAAAAAGACTTGGGCGAACCCGAATTCAGCAAGTTTTCCTTCGCCACCAACAGCGGCGAGCCAAAGACCATGTGCACGCTCAAATGCGTCGGCGAGTTCGAAGGAGTTGATTTCGAGATTGAAGCCAACTACACCCGCGACGGGCTGCCCACGTCCAACTGCAAGGTAGTCGCCTCCACTAGCTACTCGGTGGTCTGCGAACTGAACGCATAATCCTCCACGGACCAAACAAGAAAATGAAATGTTCCCGCTGCGGTCACACCGTCTCCAATATCACCTGCTACGTCTGTTGGCAGGAGCCTGACGAGGGAGACGACTGTTTCAGCCGGACCAAGTCGTTCTCGCTCGAAGACGAGGGGTTCCTTTACCTGCCACAATTTCCTGCAAGCCCGTCAGACCCCTCAACGGGACACGGACAGCCATCCACGTTTGGCAGGCTTGCAGGTCCACTCCACACGCAAGAAACAGCACACCTATGAACCTCATCTGCAAAAACTCCATGAGTTCCACTGAAACACCGCTCAAAACTCACGAAGAAATCACCGAAGCCCTCCGAAAAATCCTCGTCAGCAACGACGTCAAGGAAGGGACGAAAAAAGCCCGAACCATCGAGTGCTCGTTCATCCAAGGGATGTGCGTGGCAGAACCTCGCTACGCCAAAAACGCCTACCTCGTCATCTCTCTGATGTCGGGACGCTCCATACTTAACTAAGACCATGCCGCTCAAATCAGGAGACCACGTCATGACGCCAGACGGAGAAGGAGTCATCGAAGACTTCGAAATTCAACCGACAAGAAGTTCGAGAACGCCAACATACCACCTTCACAACGCGCCCAACACCCCGCTGCCGGGAGAGTACATCCGTTGCGGAGTAAGCGGTTGCCATCCCTACCTGAAGACGGCCTACTACCCGCTCGACGAAATCAGCCAAGACCCCCAGCTTTAATCCGCAAAAACAACATGTCACCCACCATCCTGAAAAATGCCCAAGCTGTCGAAACTGAACTGCGGGCCTTGGTCCTGCAAGAGCTCAATCTATACCAAATCGCAAGGACCCTTGATATCTCGCCCGCAACGGCCCGGCGCTACATGAGCCACCTAAAAATAAAGCCTTTCGAAAAACGAAAGAAACGCAACAACAAGCCCGACCATCGAATCGAAGAAATGGTTAAAATGAGGAAAAACGGACAAACACTGGACGAAATAGGAACCTTCTTCAACATCACGCGGGAACGAGTGCGCCAAATTCTCCAGAAACAATGTCCCGACTTCGTGTTTCCTATTCGAATAGTCAAAAGCCAAACCTGCAACCACTGCGGAGTGTCATACGTGCCATCCGGACCCGGATCGCAGTTTTGCAATCAAAAGTGCATGGGAGTGGCAAGAAACCTCACTTTCAATCGAGACACCGCCATCAAGGTGATGCGCCAACGAGATCAAGGAAAGAAGTGGTCTGAAGTTGCCAATGAATTAGGACAAGGAGCATCGCATGTAGTGTTTCGCGCCCGCATCCAACGCTACAAACATTTTTTCAGCAGCACAGAACAAGAATTGTACTTTCCAACAAAAAACGAAAAACAGTTCAAAGCCAATAGCGCTAATGAATTAGAAGAAAATGAAACAAAAGTTAAAGGTCATGACTCTTTAATTACCAAGATGTTGCTTCCTCTTTTTAACTTGATCCGTTTACCATCCCATGCTAAAAGCCCTGTTGAATCCAATCCACAGGGCACTGCTCACCGGAAAAGACAACCGTAACGTCAACTACCAAACAAGACCCCGGACTAGGTGAAAACCCTGCCGGGGTCTTTTGCGTCCACCGTCATGAAAAATAAGCGCAAGTGGACCAAGACCAGCCATTGGTCGTTTGACGAGAAGAAAGCGTCGAAGCCGACAAAGGTAAAGCGCCTCCGCAACGACCAGAAGCAGCCGGAGCTCGACGCCCACACGTTCGACGACTGGTCCGCCGCTGGCTACCGCATCTCCAAGGGGGCGAAGAGCCGCACGCGCAATCTCGACGGTGTCCCGTTGTTCGGTCTTGACCAAGTTTGGACGAACGACAAAAAAGCCCGTCCGCCTGTCTCAAAGCCTCCCACCCCGTCCGGCCCCACGTCATGTCCTCACGTCAAACCTTCACCGTCCAGCTGGTCTCAGCCCTCCGGGCTGGTGAAGGAAGTGTTGGCGAGGATGGAGGAGAAGAAGGAGGCGGAGGACGCGGCGCACATGCACATGCCTGAAAGCTTCGAACCCAACGAAGACGACTACAAAGATTTACCTTACTGACATGAAACAACCAATCCAAGTGCGCTTGATCTGCGGCGAGCGAAGCAACATCTTTCGCAAACTCTACATTGATCAGGTGGGCAATTTCAACCGTGTCGCCTGTCGTTACGCCGGAAAAACCTACATCGTCCACTCCGAAGCCGGAGACTTAGGAGACCCGTTCCGGGCGAACCCAAGTTACTTGGACCGTCTTTTCATCAAAACGTGGGAACCCTGCCAGTGGTCTCTTTAGCCTGACTAAAACATGAACCAAGAACTCTCCGACGACAACGCAGGCTCCGCCGCCATCCGCTTGATTCTAGAACCTTATCACCAGCGCATCTACGAGCTGGAGGGCCGTCTCAACCACATCGAGCAGGCCTACATCCATTCAGACCGTCTCCGCACCGAATGCCAGCTCAAGCTAGAAACCCTCACGAAAGCCGCTGAGCGCGCCCGAGATGCTCGCGGGCGCTTCCACACCCAAATAGCATTTGAAGCGCTCATAAAGCTACTGCAAGAGCAAAAAAAGCCCCCCCAGCCATGAAAGTAACGGCAATCACTCGATACAAACACGGAGAGCTTTACCGCCTTCTTCGAAAACTTGGTTGGAGTCAAAGCGAGCTTGCGCGAAAAACCGGTTACAGTGCCGGAGCCATTGGAAGGGTAATCAATCTTGAGTTCAGACCTTCCGTCGACTTTGCCAACAGCATCCAAAATGCCTTTGCTGAAGCCGGAGAATATTTCGATGTCCTAGAAGAATGGCCAGAAACATTTATCGGCATCGGAAAAGGATCGAAAGTGGAACAGACCATGGATGTCCCAATGGAGTCGCTTTTAAGCTGTCATGAGGCTATGAATCTTCCCGCGCCAAATCCTTACGAGGATGAGAAGGAAGATGAATTCGGACAAGCAATCGACTCCCTCAAACCGCAGCAACAAATAGTGATTCGCGCTCTTTACTTTGAAAACAAAACTCCCGTCCAAGTCAAAAAGGAAACCAAAATGAGTCTCTCTAGGATTCTCCAGATCAGAGATGCCGCGCTACGTTCGCTACGTCATCCCTCAAGGATAAAGAAAATGGAAAGCTACTGGAATTCCAAATCCACCCAGCCATGAGCGATCACTTCATCCGAGACGAACAAGGCCGCTGCCACACCATCATCACGATGCCCAACATCTACGAATACGGTGGATTCATTTTTGAGTTCCACCGTGCTTGCGGGCCGATGAAGCTGAAAAAAGACTGGAATCCAGCTGCCCGGGAAGGACGCAAGTTTTGGAAAACCATCGACGAATGGAGCAAGCTGACCGACAAGCAAAAAAAGAAAACCCTAATCTCGGAATGAATCTCAAGACCCAACCCGCCCACATTGAGTGGACGCTCTACCTCAAGTCCGGTCCGGTCGAGATTTGGGAAGGCAAGCCTGCACGCGGCTCATGGACCCAATGGGAATGCCGCAACGTCAAAAGCGGCGAGACACGTCCCGTTGACAAAAACAACGTCCTTCAAACTTTCGACCAGATGACCAACAACCAAGAATGATGACCGTCACCGACCCCAGAGAACCCGTCTACCTCAAGAAAAACGGACGCTACGTAGCGTTCGCTTCGATGGAACAAGGCTTCGGCCGCTTCGACTCGTGGTGCGCCCCCGGCGTATGGCTGCACACCAAGGAGAAGGACTGCACCCGGATGCACCTCATCTCGACCCTCGACGAGCTTCCATGCTCGGCGGCGAGGTTCGCATCGGCGATGAAGCACCAGAGCCAACTCACCGATCTCCTTCGTGACCACCGGACAATGTCCACCAACGACCTCAGCAAACTGATCCTCGAATGGATCGCAACCAAAACAGACCACCAACCATGAACACAACCGTCCTTATTCCCACACACATCCAGAACACCGCTCCCAAGCCAACCAAAAGCCAGATTATCGAAGCATTAATGAACCGCGCCCGCAAGACGCACGGCCAAGCCGAAACCCTGAAGGCATCCAAGCGCGACCAACTCGAAACCGAAGGCATCGCACTGGTGCTGGAAGCTTTTAAGAAAGCCAAGCCCACCAAGGAGGATGTCAGTCTAGCCCATTCATGGAAATGGGATCGACCGGCCACCGTAGAGGTGAAAGTCAATTCTCCTGCAATCCGGGCCATCCAGAAAAAGATCAACAATCTCAGCTCGTCCCGTTTCGATGAAGACGAAACCAAGAAGAAAATCCAAGAGGGGATGAAGGCCCCCAACCCACTGCTTGGCAACGACGCGGCGGAAGCGGCGCTCGACCAGCTACTCGCCACCATCATGAACACCCCACGGGTGATCGACCAGACGATAGACGTCTAAAAAAGATTTCCTTCGACCGTTATAAGGTAAAACGGTCTGGTCGCAGGAAGCAACAAGCCTGCCGTTCAGCATGGGTCCGCCAGTCAGGTGCCATGTGGGCGATAGTCGTGACTGGTTCGCCCGCCGTGGGGCGTGTCAAAGTTCCACGGCATCCAATTTCTACTGCTCCAGCAGCGACCGTTCGCTACGGAAACTGTAAAGCATGGCTTACAACACTGGAGGAAGAAAGCCCCACAGCCCCTGTCTGGTAAATGCGGAAGCCCTTCTCGGGCGATCTATAGAAGGGATGAAATCAGAGACGAGAATACGGACAAACGCTTGTGCCACTTGAAGCACACGGGCAAGGACGGAACCGCTGGGGCGTCACGCCAGCGTCGGAAACGGTAACCGACACCTCAATGAAGCGGCGGAATAGCTTACCCAACGACGCCTGAATCATTCATGTCCTACGCTTGAAATCTTCGAAGACTATACAGCGTAATCCACGAAAAAAACAGGGCCGCTTCACCCCTTTCAGTCTGACCAAACACCATGAACACCCTCGAAAAAACACGTCACTTCCAACCCGACATCGCCATCACCGTGGATTGGAAATACGACCCGTCATTCGTCTGGGACGGGGACGGAGAAGATCCCAAAAATGATCGGAATTACCCACAGCATCCACATAATGTTACTGTCACAGCGTCCATCATCCGCAAAGGTGTCCTCATCCAAGACAGCGTCTATCTCGGCGGCTGCTACGCGTTTTACAATGGCCCCTACGATGAGGAAGTTAACGGTTATCTCCCGCAAATGATCGACGACGCGATTCAATTTCTCGACTTGAAGCTCAAAGAAACCATCATCGAACCATGAAAGACATCTCCAAAGAACTCCACAGTTTCCCAAGCCCGTTCGCCCGCGCCATCACTCGCGACCATTACGACGGAGGTACGTCGATGTTCAGCGTCACCACCCTCATCTCCCCACCCCAGCGCACCTACCTCAAGACGCTGGGTGAGGAAATCCGCAGCCCTTACGGATCGTTCGCGGCGATGCTCGGCACGGCGATGCACCACATCATCGAGCAGAACATCGACGAGGCGGCCGGAGAGATCGCGGAGCGCCGTCTCTACACCGACATCACGGTGGGCGGCGAGTCCATCTCGGTGAGCGGCCAAATCGACCACTGGGAGAACCGCACGCTGTCAGATTACAAGCTGACAGGAGGCGTGCAGGACAAAATGAAGGACCCTCACTTCCTCCAAGTCCAGATGAACGGCTATCTCGCCGAATGCAACGACATTCCCGTAGACTTTGTCAGCGTCATCTACGTGCAAAAAGACTGGAGCCACTTGCGGTCCACTTTCGACCCCACTTACCCGCAGACACCGTTCAAGGTGTATGTCCACCCCTTCGACCGCGAGCTGGCCGTCCGGACGTTCCAGACCACCACCACCGACCACTGGAACGCCAAGCAGGGCAATCCCCGTCCCTGCACGCCGGACGAACAGTGGCGCAAGCCCACCACCTACGCGCTGATGAAGCCGGACGCCAAGCGGGCGTCTAAAGTGTGCGACACGCGCAGCGAGGCCCAAGAGCTCCTCAAGCCCGGCCAAATGATTGTCGAACGTCCCGGCGAAGCCACCTACTGCCTTCACTTCTGCGGGTTTGCCCACCTCTGCCCGCAGTTCAAGCGCGAGCAGATGTCCAACACACCCGACCAATGAACCCCACTGAAGAACAAATCGTCAACGCCATGACGGAATATGGTGGGTCGTTCGTGCAGGCTCTTGCCAACGCCTTCCGTAAAGCGGACGACGGCAACGCGGAGCGCATCCGGCTGGCCTTCCCCGAGATCTGGACCATCTACACCAATTTAGCCCGGCTAAAATACGAACCCTACTCCAAAGATTGAGCCCTCCGGGCTGGAGACATTTTTGTCATGATTAAATCCCTACCGCAAAACATCCGCCGCGTGTTCGAAAAACACGGGCTTGAAGCCGACTCGCTGTCCTTTGACGACGCATCCCTTATTGTTGAATTCGACGATATTGAGGTGGCGTTCAAAGTCAGGGAAGCCATACTCGACCTTCACGCCTGCTGCCTCATCAACCGTGGCGGCAAGCCAGCACTACTCATCCACAACCTACTCGCCAACCAATAGCCATGTCCAAATCCAACATCAAACTGCAAGAAATCCAGTCGAACCTCAACGCTCCCAAGACGTTGGAAAACAAGTTCGGCGGATACAAATACCGGTCCGCCGAATCCATCCTCGAAGCGCTCAAGCCACACCTTGAAAAACACCAAGCCACCCTCACTCTCAGTGACGAGATTGTGGAAGTGGGCGGACGTGTCTACGTCAAAGCCACCGCTACGTTCAGGACTGATGACCAGATCATCTCCACCACCGCGTTCGCTCGCGAAGCCGAAAGCAAAAAAGGTATGGACGACGCGCAGGTGACCGGAGCCTGTTCATCTTACGCCCGTAAATACGCTCTCAACGGCTTGTTCTGCATTGACGACACCAAGGATGCAGACGCCACTGAAACCCACGGCAAGACGGAGCCGGTTTCCAAGCCCGCTCCGACCGCAGCCGCCAAGCCCACACCCAAGCCAGCCGATGACATGGTCAATACCATCGTCACCGTAATGCGCGCGCAAACCACTCTCAGCGATCTTGAGGCCAAGATGGACAAAGCCAAAGGGACTCCCTACGGCACCAATCCGCTGATCCTCGCCGCCTACACCGAAACCAAAAACAACATAAAGTAATGTCACAGACATATGAAATCAAAGGAGCCGTCAAATTTGTCGGCGAAATGGAAACCCTCGGAGCCAAAGGCTTCACCAAACGCGAGCTCATCGTCACCACCCCCGACGAGAAATACCCGCAAGACCTCAAGATCGAGTTTGTCAAAGACAACTGCTCGAAGCTCGACGACATCAGCGTTGGCGACGAAGTCACAGTGGGTGTCAATCTCCGTGGCAGCGAATACAACGGCAAGTATTACGTCAGCCTGACCGGCTGGAAAATCGACAAGGGCGAACCTTTCTAAGTCATGGCAACACTCCATCAAGTCAGCACGGCCAAGGATGGAGAAAGCTTCACCGCCATCGGCGTTGTGGTTGTTCACAAGCAGTTCAACCCCAAGGTAGCGAAAAACGGCAAGCTGTTTTCCAGCGTCATCCTCAAGAGCGCGGGCACAGAAGTGTTCATGACCTTGTGGGAGGACGCTGCGAAATGGAAGCTTCCGATCAACACCGACATGATCCTGCGTGGCAAGTTCACAAAGAATCAATACAACGGCGCGGCCAGCCTCAAATGCGAGGAACTGGCCGTGCCGGAAAACGCAACGGAGTTCAAGCAAGATGAAATCCAAGGCGAGCCTGAAAAGCCAAAGATGAAGGACTGCCTCGACGCGGGTCTCAGAGCGGCGGACTACATGGTCCGCAAGGAACGTCCTGACCTCGCGTCAGCCGCCTTCACCTTCGCCGCCAACGCCTTCATGCAGGGCGTCCGCATGGAATAATTCTCCGCCCCCGGCGTTAACCGGTTGGGGGACAGATCCGGGGAAACACGGTTGACACATCGGAAAGACGGTGCCTTACGCATGAACTTTGGTCAGTAGTTGTATAGCTAAATCCCAAACCATGGAACCGTCAGTAGCGTCAAGCTGACACCGGATACGGTAACCGGACTCTTTTGAGCATGAGAAGCGCCTCGGCGTTAAGCGTAGAAAGCCGCCTCGCGAACGGCCATGCTCACCCACTCTCCGGCGCGTGTGCGCAGAACCCATTCCAATCCTGTGGAACCGATAGCTAAGGGGCTTGCAGGATCACCGGGAATGTTCGTTCAAATGTCGGGAAACCGAGCGCGTCGGACCTCTTTCTTTAGCCTGACTAAAACCAATGAACACCCGCACCATCTACCTCATCTACGTCCGTCCCACAGGGTCGGAAACATGGACCCAGCACATGAAAGAATCGGGCGTCCCGTGGCGCTCCAGCAAACCGTCCACCGCCGACGAATACGCCGTCACCCTTGCCAACAGCAGCAAGTATTGCACCAAGGTGGTGGCAGTGAAGCTGCCGAAAGACCCGGACGACATCGACCATCCGAAATACGCAGTGCTCTCGGACGGAGACACTCTCTACGTCGCCAACCCGTTCTAGGTCATGACCTTTCTCGTCGATCCCGAGTCTGGCAACCGCAATGGTGACAACCTCACCTATTGTGAAGACGATGAATACGACGAGAACGCCTGCTTCAACTGGGTGAACCACCCGGTGAGACAACTCTACGACAATCCCAAAACCCAATCCCATCCATCCAACTCCTACGACCATGAAGATTCACCGTGGATTCCCTCCGAAACTGGATTGGATCAAAATCGAAGAAGCCGGAAAAATGATCAACATGACCACTCACGGCCACAGAATCAGCCTTGCACTCTCGAAGAATGGAAAGCAGCAACTGGTCGGATGGTTTGATTTCAAGACCATTTACGACGCGCTAATGACCATTGATCCAAACCAATCAAAATACTGATGAAAAACTGGAGAGAACAAACCAAGCTTGAAATCCAATCGCTTCACCAGCAGTTGATCCAAGCTCAAAAAGACCGCGACTCAACATGGGTTGAGCATCTCAGGAATCAAATTTCAATGCTTCGAGCAATGCTTGAAGAAAACTCATGAAAACACCACTCGCTGAAATCACCGTCAAGTGCTCTGAATGTGGAGAAGAAACCCGCGCCGACGACGTAAACGCCGACAACGTGCGTTACCACACTGGAAATGGCCACATGGTTCGGTTCCCGTCAATCGGCCTTGGTCCGGCAGACATCACCAAATTGAACGCAATGTATTTGCTTTGTGAATGTTGTCAGGAAGAAGCGGAGGAAAACTCATGAACACCTCATCCAAACCCCATCCTTTATGTGACATGGAAAAACCGTGGGGTGTCATCCGTTTCATCCACAAAGGTTCCGAACGGGAGTTTTACACCATGATCAACACAATGACAGGCGACAGGATGACCGCTTTTGACAACGACCCTCCAAGCATCAACGATCCCGTGAAATGGATCAAATCGGTTTTCCGCGACATCCACAAAAGATCCGACAAGGTATTGAACCAACAAGGAACAAAACACTTCAAATGAAAAACCACATGCTCGATGTCGCGTTCATCGTTGAGGGACCATGGGATGAAATAGAAGACATCCCCGTTGAACACCTCCTTCTCGGAATGCAAGAACGGCTGTCCTACCTAATGAGAGCCCATTTACTCAAAACCGAAGACATCACCGAAGCTTTTGGCTGGTGCGACTCTTACGACGTATGAACACCATCCTTGAAGAAGTATTCCTCCATTCCGACGTGCGGGGCGGCTATTCCGTCGGCTTCCAGACATACGGCGCTGGAGACGTCGGAGACAGGATTGGCTACATAGTGAAGCACCAACATCTAGGACACGTCCTAGGCGTCACGGAGGGACTCAATACGCCGTATCTCTCGCCTTCGCACTTGAAGACCATCGCCAAGCGGCTACAAACCCTCAATGAGCGCCAAGAAAAAGCCCGTCAAACGCCGAACTGACATCACCCGTCCTCGAAACGGTGGACAATGGTCAGAAGCGATAATACAGGCTTGACTGGAGCGAAGCTGTTCTTTACATCATTCAAATGATCACCAATGAAATCGCATCCATTTATTTCTCATACAATCCGGAATCAGGAGTGATTACAAGGATTGCTCCAACGATCCGGAAAAATGGAAGGTCTCATTCACAAGGAATAGGACAGCCATGCGAAGCCATAATGAATAATGGATATTTATACACATCCATATCCCATGAAGGGAGAAAATGGAGAATCCTTGCTCATCGTTTAGCGTGGTTACTCCATTATGGAGTTCATCCTGAAAATCAAGTTGATCACATCAACGGAAAACGCGACGATAATAGAGTCTCAAACTTAAGAGCCGCAACCAACAGAGAAAATCAATGCAATCGGCACAAAAAAGTAGGCATGAGTAAAGATTTGCCAATCGGAGTCTACAGAATCACTCGAAAAGGAAGACCCGGAATCTGGTATGCAGTTCACCTAGAAATCAATGGACAAAGAAAAAGCACTTCAAAAAGATGCCTCCAAGCCGCGATTGAAACACGCAAAGACTGGGAAAAGAAATACTTCAATCGAGAGGCCGTATAATGGAGGACAATGGACTCGCGCCAGAATGACCTCCTTCATTAAAAGCGCCTTGCGAGGAGCCCGCTGGCCACAAAAATACGAGTGCATCAAGGCGGCGTTCGTCGAACACGGGATCAATCCGGCCACCGGCCACAAGTGCAAGCTGCACAAATGCCCAGAATGCCAAGGGTTGTTCCCGCAAAACATGATGCACGCCGACCACATTGTTCCCGTCGTTGGACCGGAAGGTTTCAAAACATGGGACCTGTTCATCGAGCGGTTGTTTTGCGAAGCAGACGGCTTCCGCGCCCTCTGCAAACCCTGTCACAACCTCCAAACCTCAAAGGAACGCGCCGGACGCACCTTCGAAAAGCTCCTCTTTCCCCTTTAGCCCGGCTAAAGCCTTTCGGGCTTGGAACCATTTTGTATTCTCAGAACACCAACCAACAACCAATAGAAGACCAACAATATGCCAGCAGGAATCACTGAAAGAGACAAACAAGTGGGAAAGAGCCAAGCATGGCACGGACTCACCATCATCGAAGACGGACCGATCACCCGTGAGATCGCTCATCCGTTCGAAATCATCGAGTCTCCCATCTACTACAAGACCACGGCCACCGACGTGTTCGGGATCAACCACGACACCTTCATTGAAAGCCCCACTTTCAAGCAGTTGCTCGCCTCCGACGACTTTTTGCCGGTTGGAGACCCTTATGCCGATTCATACAACCCGTCCTCCATCGCGACGTTCTGGGAAATCCTTCGCAAAGGCTTGGGCGACACGCCATACGAAGTGGTGTCGGCAGGCACGGTTGACAACCGCTGCAAGGTGTTCGCCTCCATCAAGGTGAGCGACGGCTTCCGCATCGGCGACCGAGAGTTCAAGGACTTCATCACCCTGCTCGACTCCTACGACAAGAGCACCAGCCTGCAAGCCCGCTACAGCAACGTCTGCGTGGTCTGCGCCAACACCTTCGCCGCCGTGATGAACGACGGCAACACCATCGGCAAAGCCAAGCACACAGCGATGATCGAGATGAACATCGGACGCCTCATCGACGCCATCGACGCGTTCGTCGGCACCAGCGCCGCCTTCCAAGCGATGCTCACCGAAGCCTACCTCAAGCCGTGCAGCCGCGACGAAGCCCGCGCATGGATTACGGGCATTGAAACCCGCAACTCCGACCGTATCACCAACGGCATGCTGCAGAAAACCGCCCGCATCGTCGAATTGTTCGACGCTGGCAAAGGCAACGAAGGCCGCAACCGTCTGGACGCGTTCTCCGCCATGACCGACTTCCACAGCAACGAGTCGACCAACCGCAAAGGCCACAACGCCCAGTTCTACACCAGCGAGTTTGGTTCGTCCGCGCAGGTCAAGAGCATGGTAGCCCGCAGCTTCGCCAACGAATGGGACGCCAACGTCCGTCGCGGCGAACGGATGCTGGACAAGGACGTCGCCCTCACCGCCTAATCTTATGAAAGCCACCATCAACTCACTCACCTACAACACCGACACCGCTGACGAGATTGCCTCAGACAGTGGCGGCGGCTACTGCAATGACTTCCGTCACTGGGAAGAAACCCTCTACCGGACTCAAAAAGGAAACTACTTCCTGCATGGAACCGGTGGAGCAATGTCAAAATACGCTGAAAAATACGGAAACTCCTACGGCAGCGGCAGCGGCATCGTCCCGCTCGGCGAAACAGAAGCCTTGGAGTGGTGCGAAGAGCACGACTGTCAGTTGACCATTGACGAACATTTCACCCATCTGACTGAAGAAGCATGAACAAACCAACCATACCACCCTACGGATTCGGCGACGCTCTTCACCGGGTGCGTATGAAAATCATAGACTATCAGGACTGCTTCGATGAAAGCACCGAGCAATACCAACAAAACGAAAAGCTGCTAAAGATCATCGACGCCGCCTGCGCCCCCAAGGCCAAGGCTCCCCGAGGACTCATCGCGCTGGTCTTCATGGGAAATCCAGCAGACAACTTCTTCATTGAATACGCCCCGGAAGATCATCCCGAAAAATGGATTGGGCGTTTCGTCAACAGCGTCGAAGAGGTTGAATTTGTCGAAGTGTTCCAACGCGGCGAGCCCCACGCCTACTGGTCCAACCCCAACTCCAACCCTGAATCATGAAGAAATACGAAGCCGTAAGGCACGCCGAAGACTGTGTCACCCTGCTTTCCGACCGCAAGGAAGGGGGCTGGGGGTTTAGGTTCAGGGAGACGCCCGAATCGCCGTGGCACACTTCTCCGGGGTTTCCACGAGTGGAGGCGCTGCAAGTGCGGCGCGAGCACCTGATCCGCCATGCAAGACGCCTCCTTGGCAAGTCCGAGGAGTATAAGGAAAGAAAGAAAGACTGGACCTCCCACCTATGAACACTCACACCCCCGGACCTTGGATTCGCAAGGGAGACTGGATTCACGGAACGCCAGAAAGCGGAGCCTCACAGGGGATCGCGCAGATTTTGGGAAACTGCGGATGCACTGAGACAACCGAAGCTAACGCCCGCCTGATCGCCGCCGCACCCGAAATGCTCAGCTATCTTCAGTGGATAGAACGAGTAGCCCATGATTCCAAAAAATGGGCTTTACGGAATCTGGCTCGCGAAGCCATCGCCAAAGCCACCGGACAAACTCCTTGACACCTGTTCACCCTTTAGCCTGACTAAACACTCATGACCACACCACACACCGTCTATTACAACGAAGCCCCCGTCGACCAGTCCGACTACCCCTCCCTCGCCGAGAAGTTCAAAATCCCCTATGAAGTGGTGTTTCGCTGCGTCGAAGCGCTGGAAAAAACCGGAGACATTCCAGTGATGGCCTTTTCAGGTCCCACCAGAGAGCGCGTGAAGGCTTTGGCGTTGTCTTTGAGCACTGAGTCGCCGAAAGTCGCGCAAGACGCGCCACAAGAGCCAGCGGAAGCCCTTGCGGAGCCACCTGTGGAGATTGTCTACAACTCTACCATGGAAGACACAATTTTCGAGGAATCCGAAGCCGCCCAAGCAGTTTCCCTCATCCCTTCACGCGACGATGACAACGAGTTCGACCCGGAAGAAACCACCGAGCGCGACGAGATTGTCGAGCATGCGGCCCACGGCCTAATGGCGGCGTTCTCCGATTCCGACGGTTGTTTCATCATTTCTGATGATGGCTGTTGCCGGATCAATCCTGACAAGCCGCCAACGCTCCAACACTCACTGGTCGTTGTCGCCAACGTCCTCAAACTGAAAGACCTTGGCACCGCAGTGGATGACAAAAGCTCGTGGATGCTCGGCTCGATCATTTCCTCGCTGGAAGAGTTTCACGGTGAAAACTTCTCAGTGTCGCAGGTGTGCGACTCCACCACCAAAGCTTACAACACGGTTGTCACTGCCGTCGGTGTGTTCAACGCGTTCAAGCTGAAGCGTTACAAGCTGTCGTTCTCGTCGCACAAGGAAGCCCACTACGCCAAAATCCCCGACTCCCACAAAAAGCTCATCCTCCACAAAGCGGAAACCTACAAAGTGGGGCCAAAGTCGATCCGGGCGCTGTGCTCCATCGCCAAAACCATGGAGGACGACACCACCATCCGCAACATCCGCAGCCAAAAGCAAGCGCTCGACCTCATCGCCGCCTACAAAGAAGCCAAAGTCACCTACATCGTCTATGACGAAGGCGAATGGACGCGGGTGAACGGACTGGCCGGTGAGCCACCTGAAGGCAAGATTGTTCTCAACACCAAAGAGTGGACCGCGCAGGCCGGAAACCAAATCCTTCCCATCGCCAAGCGCAGCACCCTCAAGTCATGACCGAACCCCTCATCCCCCCCGAAAAAGACATCACTCCGCTGGTCAAATACTTCAAGAAAACCAACGAAGTAACCGGAGCCATTCAGAAAGACATCAGCATCGCCCTGCTTCGCGACCCCGCCATGCAGAAAAAAGTGTCGGACCAGTTGAAGATGTCGGAAAACGACGCGCAGCTGGAAACCGACAAGGTAGTGAAAGCGTTCATCGACGAAATGCCGAAAGCAACGCTAAACGGATACAACCTGTTCAGCAAGGTGTTCGCCATGCACGCCAACATTACAGGCGATCCGACCATGCACGACGTCTTTGACGAGGTGAACCAACAGGTGTTCGCTGAGATGAAAGACTACTGAACAACCAGCTCACGGACGCCTGAGCGTTCCGTGCAGCGTTCTGTTCAAAACTTTAGCCTGACTAAACCTATGGAAACCATGACAGACACACCAGAAACAGACCAAGCCGAGTGCGAGTCAATAGCGGCATACATCGAGAGCTACGGGCCGGACGCCGTGTTCCCGTGCGACGGCTACGACCACGCCCGCAAGCTGGAACGCGAGCGGGACGAGGCGCGGGAACACGTTGCCAACTTGGAAGTATCTCTGACCGCTGCGATCCGTTCGGCAAACATGTGCCAAGATGAAGCCGAGAAAGCGACCGCTGGGAAAGAAAGACTGGAACGCGAGCGCGATGATGCACGGTCGGATTTAGAATTTCGGCGTGACCTCTATAAGCTCCAGTCTGAGCGTTTAGAAGGAATCGAACGCGAGCTCGGCATCTCGACACGAACGCTCGGCGAAGTCAGGGAGATACTGTGTGATGCCCTGCCGAACGAGAATCAGTTGACGAGTTTCATGGCTGCTACGCTCGTCAAAGAGCGCGACGAGGCTTGGGTGCTTGCGGACAGGCTGGCTGCATTGCTGCAACGAACCCGCGACTACTGTGGAGGGCAAATAGTTGACCCAGAGTGCGGCTGCTTCGACTGCGAATACCTGCGTCCAATTGACGAAGCACTCGCTGCATGGAAGGAGGCGCGGAAGTGAATCCTGAACAACAACGAATCGCCATCGCGGAGGCTTGCGGGTGGGTCCGTGAATACTCCGACGTCCCTACGTGGGATACCTCCCTCAACAGTTACAAACCCGTTCGCACCATGCTTTTCAGGCGGAAGGAAAAGTGCTTTCGTGCGGAGAACCTACCCAACTACCTCAACGACCTCAACGCCATGCACGAGGCTGAGCAGGTTATTCGTAAAAGTGCTGACCGCGTAGATTCCTACCTTGATCAACTTGACGGCGCAATGAGCGGCGTTCACGCAACCGCAGCCCAACGCGCAGAAGCATTTTTGAAAACACTGAACCTATGGAAACCATAACTCCACTCACCGAATACACAAAGAACCAATACCGGTTCAACCTCGTCCAGCGCAAAGCCAACTGCGCCATTTTCGCGGGAACCAAGCCCGGAGTCAGAGCCGTCAACTACGAGGTGGTCAGACTGCTTATCACCCCGTCAGGCTCCCGCGTCGTTCACAATCCCAAGACCAACACCGACACCCCAATCCACTGGGACGCCCATGAGCGCCTACCGGGCGACCGCGAATGGGGAAAGAACGGCTTCACCTGCACCACCCTCGAAACCTCCATCGACAAACTCAACACCCTCATCCAACAATCACCCACACATGAACCAACGCGACCAACAATTCTTTGACCTTCAAGCCATCCGCGACGCCCTTTCCGGGCGCATCGACGAATTCTGCCTCAACCTGTTTCCGGAAGCCAAGCGCGAGAGCGCCTGCTACATGATCGGCGGCATCGACGGCAGCAAGGGACGCCGGATGATGGTGAGCACCCGCGCCAACAACCCCGGCTACTACCTCGACTTCTCCGACCCCTCGATCAAGGGCGGACCTTGGCGGCTGGTCTCGCTGGTCAAGGGCATCACCCTCAAAGAAGGAATTGCTTGGTTAGCCAAGTTCTGCAACGTGCCTCCCATCCAAAGCTTCGGCACCATCAGCCAAGCTAAAGACCCCGAGGCTCTGGCCCGGACGATGAAGCCGCTGTCAACCACATCCATCGAGTTTGCCGCAGCTCGCGGAATCACCGAAGAAACTCTGCGCAAATATGGCGTCGCCACCGATGTCCGCGACGGGATTTTGTTTCCCTACTACGACGCGTTCGGCAACTTGGGAATGACCAAGCACTGGGGTCACAAGTTGAAAGCTGACGGCAAAAAAGACACTTGGGTGAGTTCCGACCCTGTCATCTCCATTTTCGGCAAGGATGTCTGCGACCCCGAGACCGGTCTTCAACGACTCGTCATCTGCGAAGGCGAGTGGGACGCAATGGCGTGTTGGCAGGCTGGCATTCCCGCAGTGTCCATTCCGATGGGCGCGTCCAACATGAACTGGATTACGGAAGACTACCAATACTTGTCCCACTTCGACGAGATCGTGTTGTTGTTCGACAACGACGAGCCCGGCAAGAAAGGAGCCCGCGAGGCTTCCGCACGACTAGGCAGCGACCGTTGCCTGACCGTCCGCCTGCCGCTCAAGGATGCCAACGACATGCTTCGCGCCGGACGCGGGGCGGAAATCCTCAAGTGCATCGAAAGCACCACGCGGGAGCCGATGGCCGAGATCGCCGACCCCCATTCGATGAAGGAGACCGTCCGGTCTTACATGAAGGGCGAGCACCTTTCGGACGGCGACGCGTTCTTCCTGCCCAACTTCGACCTCACGTTCCGCAAGCACGAGATGACGCTGTGGTTCGGGTTCTCGTCTCACGGAAAGTCACAAGCCGTTCAGAACCAAGTGGCGTCGTTGATGGGTCAAGGCAAAGTGACCTGCGTCGCCTCGTTCGAGCAGCCACCAGAAATGACCCTGTCCCAAATCCTCCTCAACTTCACCGCCTATCCCAACCTGCCGTTCCACGAGGAGTTTGACCCTGCCTACGCTTACATGGCCAAGAACGTGTTCATGTATAAGGCGCGGAAACGGGCCGACCCGAAGCACCTCATCCAAACCTTCATCCACGCCCACAAACGCTACGGCATTGACACCTTCGTCATCGACAACGTCATGACCATGGACATTGACCGTGGCGACAACACCGCGCAGGCCGAAGCGGCCGATTTAGTGCGTGTCTTCGTGGCTGAATACCCGGTCCACGTCCACGTCGTCGCCCACCCCCGCAAGCCCCCGGAAAACACCGGCAAAGTTCCGGGCATGGCGGAGATCCGTGGCGCGTCCGAATGGGGCGACATCCCGAACAACGTCATCGCCATCTGGCGTGACATGCCAAAGGCAGAAAAGATTGCGGAAATGGAAGACCAAGGGTCGGAGCAGTCGGAGATCGACCAGTTCTGGGCGTCCACCCCGTGCGGCAAGATTGTGGTCAGGAAACAACGGGCAACCGGCAACCTGCCGATGGCGTCGTTCTACTTCCACAAGCCCACCATGCGCTTCATGAACCGGATCGGCAAGCCGTCGGCGATGTTCAGCGAGCAGCCGTGGATTTCACCGGAAACCAAATGACCCCCATCGACCAAACCCGCGAGCTTCTCCAAGATTTGAACCACCAGTTTCCCAACGGGGTCACCACCATCAGTCCATGCCGCAACGGCTGCGGCGAACCGGCGCGTGGCGGAAAAGAGTGTCCGGACTGCCTGACCCTTCGTCTTGGGAAGTTGGTTGGAGAAGACCTCGCCCGCCGCCACCTCGTGGCAATGAAAGTTTACAAGTCGCTCCACAACAAGATCATTTCAATCGCACAAACCAAATGAACAACCCGCTCAGCACTCAAGTCGACGGCAACCATTACAAAGACCACGTCATCCAGCCGGTGGAATACTGCCAGAAAAACCAACTGAATTTCTGTGAATCATCAGTCATCAAATACGTCACCCGACACCGCGAAAAAAACGGACGCAAAGACATTGAAAAAGCCATCCACTTCCTCCAACTCCTCATCCAACTCGAATACGAACCATGAAATCCAAGACACACCACATGGCGGAAGCCATCACCGCAGCCCTCGGCCCCATCTTTCACGCCAATCCGGACTACAAAACCATCACTGAAGCCATTGCGCTGACCGTAGCGCGTGTCGCCCAGTCCACCCCGGACAAAGGCAACGAGGAAGAAGAGCTTGAAATCATCATGCAAATCGCAGCCAATGCCCTCAACGTATTCCTCAATGAAGAGCAAGCCATCCAAGAAGCCAAAGCCAAGGTCTTGGCTAAAGGAGTTGACGGATTTGCAGAGATGTGTGGACCCGTCAACGGGCTCGCCGCCATCAACGGAGGAGTGTCTCCCGAAGCCTGCGCGAAAGCCGAAGAGTTTGCAGGACAAGACCATCCCGAAGAAAGCTGGTCGAACAGCCCCATCCACCAAGAAATCGCCCGGTTTGAACAAGAAAATCCAAATGTCGGTCCAGACGGCGACCCCGGATACAACCCGGACGGACCAAGAGCTTATTTATGAACGCCCCAAGGCACCAAGGAAGCGTCGGAAGCCGTCGCTCGTCAGTGTGTCAAGGAAGGGTCTCCTCGTGGCCTACAGGCAGGCCGGGGAAGCAATACCGGCTGGTCCTCAATGTCCGAAGTGCGGGCTACCGGTCCATGCGGGAGAACGACACCACCCCGCAGGTCGCCGCAAAGCCGCCTTTCTCTTCACCGCCATGGTCCACAAAACCTGCCACGACTGGATTCACGCCAACCCCAAAGACGCCGAAGCCGTCGGCCTCCTGTGGTCCGGTCGCAACTCCAAAACCCTCACCCTCGCCGCAGCAACTGAGCTGGTGGTAAGACAACGGTTTCCCGCCATGTATTCCATTGACATCCTGAAAACCTTTAGCCTGACTAAACCATGAAAACACCTGAAGAATGGATGTCTGAATACGAACGCATGCAGATCAACTACTTTGAGAATTTTGACGAATTCATCGAAGCCATCCAGCAAGACGCGCTCTCGGACCCAATGGCGCAAACCCTCGACCAACACGAGCTTGAACTGGTGAAGGACATCGCAGACAACCTCCAATACCAGCTCGAAGTCAGAACCGCAGAGCTTTGGGAGATGCGAGAGAAGTGGCTGGAGGCCCGTAAGCACCTCCGCGCCGCCAACAAAGGGGCCGAACGCAACGCCCGGGCTCTTGAAATTTCCGTTACCCGTTACTGGGACCTCATCCATCGCGACAACCAGATTAAAGAGCGCGACGAACACAAACACAAAACAGTGGTATGGAACTGGCTGCTCATGTCAGACGATGAATACCGACTGAAGTGCGGCAAGCTGTCGTCCCAAGACCTCCGAAACATCCGAGCCGTGCTCAAAGCCATGCTCGGCACCTCTCTCATCAAACACCTGTAAACCACCACAATAATGCGTCCAACTTACGAAAAGCAAAATGACCGGGTAAATCAATTCGATGTCGCCAAGTCCTACCTAAAAAAAGGATATGAGATTGAAGAGATGCCTCCGTTCTTTGGCTTTGATGTGGGTTTTTCCATGAACAAAGAATTGAAAGCTGTGGCGGAAATCAAATGCCGAACCCACAAGCACGGGACATTTCCAACCTACATGATCTCTGCGGAAAAATACAACAAGCTCTGCGTGTTTTCCCAATACAGCAAGATCGTGACACTGTTGATCGTGAGATGGTCGTGCGGAACAATCGGGCACGTCTCCCTACCAACTGATGCCTCGTTCTTCATAGGAGGACGAAATGACCGCAACGACCCAAAAGACAAGGAGATCGTCGCTCACATCCCAATCCACAAATTCACCATCAAAAATCAATCACACCAATAACCATGCCATTCCAACACGCCATCGAACGTCTCGAAACCGACGAGCAAGCCATCCGGATTTTTGCCGCCATGCCGCAAGGACCTGACAACGGAGACCAGCTTCGCCGTGCCGACGAAATCGCCAACGCAATCACCTTCCTCAAGGTGGCCAACCTCGGAGGCATGTCAGCTCTCGTCTCGCTGGTTCGCCAGTGGGGCGTTGACCGGAACATCACCGGCCCCAGCGCCAAGGCCACCGTCCACACCCAATTCGAGAAACTCCGCGAGGAGTTTCTGGAGCTTGAGGACGCCATCTCCCGCGAGGATCAGCACGAGCTCATCGACGCGGTGGGTGATATGACGGTGGTGCTCATCTTGTTGTCTGAGCTGGCAGGAGTGAGGTTCGAGACCTGTCTTGTCGCCGCGTTCGAAGAGATCAAAGATCGCAAAGGTTCCATGATTGATGGATGCTTCGTGAAACAACCTTTAGCCTGACTAAACCAAACCAACCAACCAAACATGAGCGCCAAGAAAACCGCCAAGAAGAAACCCGCCGCCAAGAAGGCCGCGAAGAAAGCCGCGAAAGTGATGGCCGACGTGATGGACTCCATCATCGAAACCGTCGAACCTGCTTCCATCCCCGTCCACGAAGTGTTCGAAGAAGACGACTACAACGAGTTTGCTCCCATAGCAGCCCCAAAAGGCTGGGCGTCCACTCCGGAAGAAGCGTCTTCGGATCGAGAAATGCAAGGAATCATCGCGCCGCCGGAAACGCCAAAACCTGACCCCGTAGCCACCCCCTCAACACCTTCTGACAAGCCCGTCAAAGCACCCATCGTGAAACCAAGTCCAGAAACATCCATTGATGAGCTCACGAGCGACGCCGTAATCATCCAACGACTCATCAACGGCATCAACCACCTGTATGGAATCGCCCGCCTGACCAAAGGAATCCGTGGACCTCAACCAGAAGCCCTCGTCCGCATCCAAAGCAACATCCTCGCCGCCAAGGACCTCATCGCCCGCTTGTCATGACCCCAACTGAAATCTCGCTCTGCATGAGCTTCTTCTCCATCGGCGTCAGCGTCACCTTCATTGTCATGGTTTTCACCAAAATGTAATGAACCGACCCAAGCACCGCAAAAACAAACGCCTGCTCGAACTGCTGGGCTGCGACCCCCATGAGCCGGTGCCCACCTTCGAGGAAGCCCGCGACTCGGTCCCCCGGGAAAAACTCCCCGAACGAATCATCTGCCCCGCCTCCGGCAAGCACTCGTTCCCCTCCCAAAGCACCGCCCGCCAAGCCGCCACCAACCGGATGAAAAAAGGCTCGGGAACCGGCGCGGTCAGACAGTATCTCTGCCCCGACTGCTCGATGTGGCACCTCTCGTCCTCCTTCCACCGATAACCTTTAGCCTGACTAAACATGATCAAGAAAATCACCATGTGGATGACCACCGACGGTCAGCTGCACGAAGAAAAAGACTCAGCGAAGGCGCGGCAGAAGCGTCTCGACGACGTGCGGGCCATCAACGAGAAGATCAAAGCCGGAGAGATGCTCGGGCCGTTGTTCGGCGGCTTCTTCCACGACCAATACACCATCCTTGACAGCGTCAACACCGACACTCCCATCGTCCTGAGCCACCTGTCCCAATACCAATACCACGTCGAGGAGCTGCTCGCGGACGGACGCGTCGTCTTAAGGCTCAAGCATTACAACGAGGAGTCGGTCACTATGAGCAAGACCGAGCTCTGCTTCCGAATGAGACACCCCGCCAACCAACCGACATGAAAACAGACTTCACCTGCACCACCCTCCACTACAAAACCGAGGATGTCGCCACCCTCAAGACCATCCTCGAATGCAACAACCGGCGGATCAGCGCCGCCCTGAGCATCGCGATCAACACTCTGTTCCTGAGTATCCCCAAGCAACTCAGAGCCGTCTTCATCGTCGAGAAGTGTGAGGACATTATTTCCGGCAAACCCGAACCTGAAGGGCCGGAAGTCAAGGAATTCACCTTCACCCGACATTTCACATCTTGAAAAAAGAACTACAAGAAGCTGCATTCACCCGTGAGATCGAGAAACGCATTGATCAGCTAGCAACCGAGTTCGACCTGTCCTATTCGTTCGTCGTGGGGGCCCTCAGCCTGATCCTCCACGGGATCAAGGCTGAGTATTTTGAGGACAATGAAGATTAGTAGCTTTCCCTTTTCTCTTCTTTGACCGGCTTTCTAAGAACAGATTTGAAGTGACCGCGAGCGTCTCGCATAAATGGAGCCAGCTCAGTCAGCGCATACATCGCCGAATTGCTTGCAGAGCTCATCCGGTTGCTGGCCGCTTCATCCGTCATGTTGTATTCGGCAAGAAGCTTCATCGCTGAGCTCATGTCGTAAACCGCGCTGGTCGCCGCCGTGACACCCATCGCGTTCTCGAAAGCCCCCGCTTCGTATTGACGAGCCATGACACCATCGTCGTCGAAGTAGAAACGAGACTTCTCAAGCATCTCGTCATTTCCTGTGATTCCACGATAGCCATTCGTGACCATCGTCACAATGCTTTCCGCAGCGTCGTTGGTAATGAACTTTTCAAGCAAGTTGCTCACCGGAGAGTAACCCGCCGCAACTCCACCGACAGGAATCATCGTCGCGCTCTCTAGCAAAGTTTTGTTGAAAATCTCGGCAAGAGCAGAAGCAAACGCTGCGTCAGGTTCCAAATCGGACCTAAACAACTCGCGTTCTTTTCCAACCGCTACAATCTTCAGGAAGTTGGCGACAGCGTTTCCATCCTCCGAAGGAGCAAGAATGTTGTTCGCCATCTCCTGCGCGTGGATCACCGCCTCGTCCTCGTCGTCTCCCATAAAGACCCGTGCGATCACCCAAGAAACGATTGAAACTGCAACCTTCCACTTCAAGATGGGGAACAAGGCGTTCTGGACAAATGTCGCAACGACGTTCTCCAGCGCCTCTTTGTGAGTGGCTTCGTCGATCACCTCGATCTTTTTGAATCCTGCCTTGCGAAGCAGCGGGTTGATGGCTTGCGGGAATTGCACGGACATGTTGCTTGCCGTGGAAGACGTGTGGTTCGAGAACAACGTCAACGCCTTCCAAAGCGCCGAAACAAACGGGCTGTGGTCTCTGGATTGGAACATCCAAGCCTTGTTGCTGTGGTCCGACTGGCCGAACATCTCGTTCACTTTGAGACGTGAATTGACAATGTCCATGTCCTGAAGACTGACGTTTCCTTTGAACAACTCGTTCTCGTCGGTGACGTTCGTATGGTCCATCAACTCGGCAATGAACACGGACGTTGCCAAAGCTCGTTCCATCTTTCCAATCGTAAAGTCCAAAGCGTCTTCACCAACCTTTTCGTAAGTGCGGATTGCTTTGCCAAGAGTGTTTTTGACCACCTTGCTGCCATAACGCTTTTGACCACGCGTCACATCGCGCAGCACTTCGCGCCCATCCAGCGAGCGGTAATAAACCATGACGTCGTTGTCCATGACCAGTTGGCGGGCTTTCTCCCTGAACTTGGAGTCGGTCAAATACTTCGCCACCAGCCTGAAGTAGTTCTTCACCATCCCCGGTTTGCCCACCGCCAGCTTGCCAAGAGTGTAGCCAATGGATGGTCCTACCGATTGGTCGGTGATTTGTTGGACGGAAGCCAAGCTGCGGACGATGAACGCCGAGCTCAGGAACCTGAGCGTTTCAGATCCCCCGGTATTTACGGCTCCAGTTTGGAAGTCATTCCTAATCGCCACTTCAAGCTCGTTGGCGACAAACGCCAAGGCCGTGGTGGCTGCGACGATGTTTTGTTTGTGCTCGTGCTCAGCCTCGCGCAACTCACGATTTGGAAGCAACGGATCTGGTTTTTGAGCTTCAAGAATGGCAAGCATCCCGCTGTCTTCAATGTTCAACTGCCCGCTGACGTCCTTTACTTTGCCAATCGAACGACGCAGCACCTCGTAAGTTGGAGTGACGTTCAGGCGGTAGATGGCGTCGTCAACCAGCGACTGCGGAGCGGACAAGCCGTTCACCGAAATCGGACGGAACACGCTCTTGTCGTCAAACAACCGGGAAGAATGACCAATCCCACCGAAAAACGACGCCTCGTCAAACGAGACAATGTCCATCGGGTCGGAAACGTATTCGCCTTGGCGGATGTCTTCCTTGCCAGCCGGGTTGCCCGCGTAGGCAATGCTCATCGGGACCGACGAGTAGGTGGTCTTGTAAGCGTTGAGCTTCTTGTCCCGCCACTTGCTGCTGGTGGCAAAGTCGTCAGCGCTCTCCGGCTTGGAAAGCATTGCCTGCGTGAAGTGCATGGCGCTGTCGATGTCTCCAAGGACGTCACCAATGGTCTTGGCGTAGTGATCAACCGCTGCTTCCTTGCCGCTTGAGACATTCTTTCTCAGCGTCGCCTTGATCTTCTCAACCTCAGCGCGAGCCTCAACATCATCGGTGAAAGTGGCGTTGACTTTCGCGGAAGTGAGGATGGAGCGCATCTTTTCCGTCAACTCCCGGTCGCGGATCAAATCAAGATGCCCTGCATTCCAGTAGCGTGAAATGTCGTTCTTGCCGTAGTAGTCGTCTTGCGCTTGGGCAAACTCATCGTATTGAGCAAAGCCGGTCTTGGCCTGCTTAATCCACTCGTTAAACGCCTTCGCGTAAGTGAGACCGTGTGCGTTGACCAGCCCGTCTAGAAGCGCGATGAAGTAGCCAATCGACTGGTCCTGCGCGTTGTGACCCACCTGCTTGGCCGCTTGGGCAATTTCCTCCTGTGCCACCTTCTTGCTTCGCTCGTAACCGTGACGACCGCTTTTGCCGTCAATCCCACGGTCAAGAAGCGTCCGCAAGTGAATCGCCGCCTGACGCCCAGCACGAGTCTTTTGGAAGCGCTTCTTCATCCGTGCGTCGTGGTGATCCAAATACTCCATGAAGAACAAAGACGTCTTGGAGTTGTGGATGGTCATTGAGGTGGTGAGACGCTGAAGGATCAGGTCCGTCTCCACCTCCATGAACACCTTCGAGAAAATCTCCTCGGTCTTGAACCCAATCATGTTGTCCACATCCCATCCGGCTCCCCACTGCTTGGCCGCAGCAATATTGGTAAACGAACGACCGTCATTCTCGCTGATGCTTTCAAGGAACGCCTTTACGGCCTTCTTCGTGTCATCGCTCAACACTCCGGCGGAGTCGTTGTAGGCCATGACAATCCCTTCGATCTTGTGGATGGCACCGGCAAGAGCCGCTTGGGAGACGCGGCGAGACATATCCACCTTCTTCGTCCCGTCCGCTTTCATGTCGTTGCGGATGCCGTCGAGAAACACCTGCATCTTGCGGGTGAACTCATTGGAGAATGTCTTGGCAGCTTGATCCTTGGTCAGCGTCTTGCCTTTAGTCAGGCTAAACTCGTCCGAATTGAAACTCTCGCCCTTGATCCCATCCATGGTGTCCATGAAGTAGGAATGGTCGTCGGCTGCAATAGCCAGAGCGTGCGAAGCTATGTGCCCTAAAACCGTGTTGGAATTGCGCTTGGTCACCCTACTAGGGAAAGACCTCATAAGCTGCTCACGGGCCGTTGTGGCCACCATGATGACGTCCTGCCCTTCCTGACTGAACAACGAGCCAATCTTCTCCGACCGCTCCTTCATGCTCTTGGGCATGTTGAGGATGGTGAGACGGGTTTGCTGGTTGGGGGTGAGCAGTTGGAACTCAGCGCTCGCAGGGTCCACCAGCATCGCAACGTGCTCCGCTTCAAGACCGCGCATCATCGCTTGCTCCGCATCCGACCTCGCTTGTCCCATGTTGTCCCTCAAAACCACCTCCTCCACCTCGGTCATTTTGATCGCTTGGCGAATCACCTTGAGTGGGTTGAAGTTTTGGAAGTTGTCTTGGGTGTTGCGGGCGATCTTGTAGTTGTCGTCGATGTGGTCTTTGGAAAGGTTGGTCAACGCGTTGAGGACCGCCGTCTCCTTGATGTAGTGCTCTTTTCTACGAGCCTTGATCTCCGCGTCGGCCATCGACTCATCCGAAGATAGGTCATTCCATTTCGTCTTGTCACCACCTACGGTGTTGGTTCCGTCAGCGTTCTTGCTCTCCGTAAATTCAGGCGTGAGGAAGAGATGGAAGCCAATGGTGCGTGAAACAGGCTCAACCCCCTCCGACACCAACACATCCCCCTTTGTCACCCGACCCACACCAATGTCCCCCTTGAAGAACGACTGCCCGACGTAGGAGCCACCGGTGTAGTTCTCAACCTTGGAAAGTTCTGCGTTCACCGCACGGAGGTCTTTCTCCACCCGTGCGATTTGACGGTCCAAGACGCGAAGCTTTCCAGCCAAGACCACCGACTCCGCCTTGGCGAGTTCGGCGTTCTCCCTGCTCATCGCGTTGCTCATCACATCCACGCTGAGCTTCTTGCCGTTGCGCTTGCCGTTCTTGTCGGGAAGAGCGCTCTCGGTTCCGGCCCAATACTTCCTGACGTTCTCGGCGTTGAGGACAACAGCCTCGGCACGGGTTGTCTTTAGCCCGGCTAAAACCTCCTCGAAGCGGGCCTTGTTGTCTTCATGGCTCTTCACCAAAGCGCGGGCTTCACGCTCGGCAATCTCCATGGCGTTGCGCGGAAGCGCCACCTTCAGGTCGGCGATCAACTGGTCATTGACCACCACGTCCAATTCCTGATGACCAAACTTCATGTCTGCCATCGAATCGTTCGGCTGGTTGTGAGTCTTGTTCTCAGCCGCCTTGGCAAGCAACGCGTTCTTGATCGACAGCGTCATTTGCTCTTCAACCATCGCCTCAACACTTCCCGTGTTGTAGAGAAGTCCGGCGTTGATCCGCTTGATCCGTGTCCCGTAAAACCCGGAGGTCAGACGCGTGCGCCCGTTCGCGTTCGGCATGGTCAGCGTCAGAGCCGATCCGACGTAGATGCGTGCCACCTTTTGCATCCGGGTCAATTCCTTGGCCGGGCCAGTCGACTTGTCCTCCTTGGAGTTGGTCTTAATGACAGGACTGGAAAGCATTTGAAGCTCCTTGTTGTTTTTGTCAGTGTAAACCCGCTTCCCTTGGTCCCTTAAAATCTCATTCGTGCTGCGACCTTTGCCGTCAGCGCGGGTGCGGAGCTCATCCAAGAACGCGTCGCTCTCCACTCCGTTGAATTGTTTGCCAGCAAGGACGATGGAAGCAAGGGCGTTGTAGAGGAGGTTGTCGCTCCTGTCGTTCTGGCTGAAGTCGGCTTGAGACATGACGGTCCGGGCCTTGTTCTCTTCCTCTCCAATCTCATTCATTTCCCGTTGGAATTCATCCAGCTCGGTATTATCGAACAATCCTGAAAGCTCATCATTCCTTTCCGTGGCATCATCAATCTCGATCATTGCGTCCGGGCTGGACGTGCTCGCATTTTCCTCGTCCATTTCATCCTCTTCAGAATCGACAGGTTCCTCTTCAACCTCGTAAATAGAGTTTTCGGTTTCATCACCAAAGCGGCCCGGATCATCCAGCTTGCTTTGACGGATCGACCAGATGGCTTTCATCAGGTCGTCCTGAATCTGGACTGGAAGCGTGGTTTCCAGCTTATCCTCCCTCGTCTTGAACGACTCGTCCAAGAACGTCTTGGCTTTGTCATCTGTAAGGAACGCGGAGATGGTGATGATGGCGTCCGCCGTGGCAGGCTCAATGTCAGGAAAAGACAGGCTTCTTGAGACAATGTCAAAGTCGGCGCGAATCGCCGCCATCCTGTCCAAAGCATCCAAGACTTGCGACTTGTTTGCGACAAACGTCCGTTTGCCCGGCTGTGAGCGGCGTGTGATCACACGACCCTCAACCACTGCCACCGGCTTTAGCTCAGTATCAATCTTTAAGGCCAGTTCAATCAACGTCGTCTTCACCGAGGGGTCGTTCTCCGCCGAGATGGAAAGCAGCTGGGAAATGACACTACGGGCTTTGTCTTTGGAGACATAGGGTCCGTTCTGGTTCAACGGAAGAATGACAACGTTTGGCGTGGCGGGTGTCTTGGCCTTCTTGTCAGCGGGTTTGCCTTTGAAGATTTGAACGCCCAAACTCTGCAGTCCATTGCGGTTGGCGACGTCCGACTGGATGTGGGCGACAATCGTCCGACCGGCAAGGTTGTCCACAAGATGGTCGATGATCGCATTGCCTGTCCCGTGTCCCATTCCAAGACGGGAGTCCTTGAACCAGAAGTTCTCACTCACCATCGACTCCTTGATGGCCGCTGTGATGCGCTCCGACTCTTCAGGGCTGACGAACGGGTTGCCGTTCTTGATCGCCTCATACGCCACGGCGACATCGTCTTGGTTCTTGAACCGGTCCGCTTCCACCACCTCGCGCTCAAACTTCATCTTGAATTCAAGCAGGTCCATGATGAACCGCTCGGAATCCGTGAAGCGATAGCCGTTGGTCTCGGACATCTTGTTGCCGTATTCGCTGAGGAACGCCGTGTAAATCTGCCCGTGCATTTCGTCGTTGGTGTGACCCACGGCAGGGAATAGGCCTTTCAACCCTCTCTTCACCAGCTCTTCCGTCATCGCGCCATTGAACGCGTTGAACAACTCGCGGTTGACCGCTTTCTGATCATACGGGTTGGCTTCGTTGAAATCCAAGTCCTCGTTCATCCGATCTTCCATTTCGCGGATGTCGTTGTCGCTGATGCGTGGGACATCGAGACCCGTGGCCGGATCAGTGACCATGCCGCCAAATGATCTCATGCCTGTCGGATTCAACGCTTCCCTACGCTCGCGCTCGGCAATCACCTGCTCGGCATTGAACCAGCCAGCATGACGCTCGGCACGCATGACGTCGAAGTGGAACTGCTGGCCGTCGGCAGACGAGCGACCGTTCGGTCCGTTGCTTCCAATGAACATCGCCGCAGACGTCACGCTCATCGCACGGTTGACCGCAGGACGACCAAAGGCACGCTCCGCGCTCTCACTCGGGGTTGACGCCCGACCTTCGTTGTAGGTGTCGTTGTAGCCCTCCATGGTAGGTGAGCTGGCGTTCATGAAGGAGTTGGCGACACGAGGATCGTCAGGGCTTCCAGAGAAATCGTTTGGATTGATCACCTCATCCGTGGAGCGAAGTTGGCCATCTGATCCGGGTTTCACCCTCACGTAAGGCATCCGGCCCTCTCCATAGCTGCTCCGGTTGATGCTGTCGTAAAGCTCGGACGCCCACGTCGATCCGTAGATGTAATTCCGGTCTTCTTCAAAATACTTCAACGTCCACGCCAACCGGTTCACAACCCGAGCGTCCGACGTCATCTCCTTGAGCTTCAGGAACGCCTTGTTGTCCGGCTCGAAGGCGGGGTCGCGCTGGTAGCGGTTGCCTTCGTATTCCACGTTTCTGTGCCACTTGTCGTTCTGGAACGCCTTCAGAGACTTCTTCAGCAGCTTGACGCCACGAGTCGCGTTCCTGAATCCCCACGGAAGGAATTGGCTCCCCTGTCCGCTGACGATTGTATTGTAGAGCTTGTTGTTGATGTCGGCCACCTTCATGGTCGAAATCTTAATCAAGTTCCCATTCTCCAGCTCAAAAAAGTCCATGAAGTCCACCTTGTCGGAAGGCATCTGGAACACCCCGTTCACGTTGTATTTCGACTTGGTCTTGTAGTGCTGCTTGAGGTCGTTCATCACCACCCTCATTTCGTTCTGAAGGTAGGAGTCCAAGCCTCCGGTCATCTCAAACGATGTCTCGCCCGTCAGGCTGTTCCTTGTTTCCTGAAGCTTTCCAAACAACCCTTGAAGCATCGGAGTCATCCGGCCTGCAAAGCTTTGCTCGCCACCCACGGTGTCCGTGATCCGGCCTTCATACTTGCTCTTGATCTTGGCGGTCCATGAATTGATCCCCTGATACGCCTTGAGCAGAGCCAAGATGGACCCCGACTTGTCGGACTTGCTCAGCGCGTGCTTTGCGGAGCCAAACTCCTCGCCGTCAAAATCAGGGAACGCCGAGTCCAACGACTCAAACTCCTCCTGATCGTTGTCGTTGACCTCTTTGTTGAAAAGGAAACCGCCCGTTCTTTCGTAGTCGCTGGCGCTGGTTCCAATCTCAAGCTTTCCAAGCTGGGAACTGACCCAGTAATTCAGGAACAGGTTCTTGCCCACGAAGTCGGCGTTCGACTCCATCGTTTGTTGGTAAATCTCAAGACCAGCGTTCCAGTCCTCTTGCTCTTGCGTCAGAGTTTTCCCGGCCTTTGGCCATACCGCTTTGGCTCCGTAACTGTAAACGCTCTCGCCAGCCATCAGTCCCTTGAAGACATCATCCGACCCATAAGCGTGCTCCAACGTATCAGACAAGCTCTTGAACTCAAGCGAGCCAGCCTCACCCGTCGGGACGTTCAAGTCCGCCAAGTTGATCCCGAAGTCCTCGCTGCTCTTCCAAAACTCACCGACGGAACGGTTTTTGACGAATTGGATGGAATCGTTGTAGTCGTCAACGGCTTGCTGAAACTCCATGTATTCCCTGTAAACCGCTTGGGCCTTGGCGCGGGCTTCAGGGTCTTGGTTCTCGTCACGCTCAAAGACGTTGTCCTGACGCTTATGGCTGATTTCCTTCTTCTTTTGAGAAGCGTCAAACTTTTCTTGAGAATAAGCACGGAGCTTTTCAATCATCTCCGTCATCTCCGCCACCTTGGACTCCTGTTCCTTTAGTCGGGCTAAAGAGTCAACCACTGGTCCTGAGAAGGTTTTCGCAAACCGCTCGTGCAAATCACCGGTAATGTAGTTCTCGGAGACAAGGAGGGATTGGAGAATAGACGTCTTGTAAGACTCAAGAGCCGCCGCAAATTCTTCTGGATTGGCCCGTTCAAGACGCTCACGTGGAGACCACTCAACAGACTGATCCACACTTGCAACCAAGGGAGACAACGCGATATTTGTCTGATCGGTGGACTTGCTTGGTCGCTTGAGATTTCCAACCGGGCGAGCAACGTCGTCAATCTCAAGATTCGTGGAGACCTTGTATTTGCCGGGCTTGAGATTCTTCCTGAATCCAACGCTGGTCAAACGTCCCCACTTCAAGAGCTCTTTGATTGACGCCGAGCCACTGACCTTGGTGTCGATGTCTTGAACGGCACGAATGGCGTGAGCATATGCCTCGTTTGCCGTGCGGTTCATCTCGTCCACCGCAAGACCTCTGGCTTCCATCAAAGGAGTCAAAGGGCGCGTTGAAGATTCCTCCGCAGGCATCCCGTCCAGAATGGTGCGCCACAGCAACATGCGCTTCGCAGCGTTGGCCTCCTTGCGTTGGGTTGGGGACAGGTCGGGGTTGTTGTCGTCGCGGATGGTGTCGAACAAATCAAGTGGATTGAAGGACAGGCTGTCCCGTCTCATCTCCATGACCTGTTGCTTCATGAAGGCCACCGTCATCGCCTGCTGGTAAGCCGGTGCCTTCCCACCCTTGTCATTCAGGTCGAACAAAAACCCTTCCACCTGCTCCATCTCCTCATCAGTCAAGGTCTTGTATTCCGCAATGTGAGCCTTGATCCGTGGATGGAGATCCAGCGTCATGGTCTCGTGGTCGACGACCAAGGACTGACTGAGGTTCATGTGACCAAACTGCCTGCTGATCGAGCGCAGCTTCATCGCGGTCTTCGACTGGAGACGGGCAATCTTCCCGACCTCCTCCTTGAATGCCTTCTCGTAAACATCACGACGACGTTCCGCCTCCTTGGTCGCCTCGTCATAGCCGTAGTCCACGTCTCCTTGAATGCCCTCATTCCGGTAAGCCCGGTTCATGCTTGCCAACATTTCACGCGCCTGTGGCGGCAGGGTGCCTGTCTGCCACTTCATCCAGAGAATGTTCCTGACCCGTTCGGCATAGCGGCGGATCATGTGTCCAATGACGCGCAGAGGACTTTTGGAGAGGCTTCCTTGCGTCTCGTTGGCCTTGTCAAAGGCGTCCCCGTAAATGGCGTCCTGAAGCTGGCGGGAGAGAGCTGTATCGCGCTCCGTGGTCGTCCCCTTGGTCGCCATCTGGTGAAGCTTGCGGATCAGCTCCGTTGCCACCGTATAGGTGATTTCCAGTTCTTTGGCGTCCGCTCCCACCGAATCATCCATGTCCGCATCGTCAATTGACGCGTCGAGCGGCCTACCATTGGTTCCAGTCGGAAAGCGCTCTTTCAACGTTTCTTTCAAAAGACGGGTGAACTCATGGTCCGATCCGTCTTTGTTCTTAGGCAGGTCGAGAATAGCTTTGTAAAACGACCGAAGTTCGTCGGCGGAGAAAATCTTGAATCCAATCAAGTGGGTGAGCTCTTCGTCAATCCATGCTGAAATAACCCGAGCGGCATCCATCCCGAGCAGCGTGTTGGACGCGGAATCGTTGGTGTTGGCTGTCCGGTAAATCTTGGCGAGCTGCACAGCCATCTTGGCGTAGTCCACCTTGATCGTGCCATACTCGGTTGAATCGACGTTTGGCTCAGCGTAAAGGAAGCTGTCACCGCTCATCTCCTCCTTGACGACCTTGAAGGTCTTCTTCGGAGACACCACCTTCATCACCTTGGCGAACAGCTTCTCCATGTTCTCTGGAGTGATGTCTCCTTTGGCAATGCTCTTGAAGTGTTTCTGAACCTCCTTGGCAACGTTAGCAAGCAAGGAGCGGGTGTATTTGTTTCCTTGGTTTATCAGACCTTTGTCGGTGATGAGGTCGCCAGCAGCTTCGGCAGTGGTTTTCTTGGAGAACTCCCAACGTCCATTTACCACATTCGTCACCTGAAGAAACTCGTCAGGCTTGCCCTCAATCGCCACCACCTCGCCAATCGACAATGACAGCGAGCTGCCAGTAGGCGGACGGTAGCTGTAAACAACCTCCTTGGTTTCCGAGACGTCCATCGTCCAGTTGCCGCCAATCGAGTCGTCACCTCCCTTGATCAACTCCGGGTCGGCGACGTAAACCACATCCTGATAAACCGTCGAAGCCGCATTGTCCGCTGTCTTGTCCTGCGTCTTCAGGGCGTCGGCTTTGGAATGGCCAGCAAGACGGGCCTGCATGGACTTGATGGCGACAGAACGAGTGCCGCCCCCCTTGGACAACTCATTGTCAATCGCTTCGTCGGTGACGTAGGTTTTGCCGTTCTTGGCGACGGGTTTGAAGACGCCGTTGTCATGGATGTAGTTCGGATCGTTTTCACCCAATGGCGGAAGCCCGCGCTGGATGTCGCTTCCAAGCTTGTTGCGGACCACCTCCCGGTCGTTGTTGGTAGGTGTGGCTGGAGCTGCCGGGGTGGATTCCTCGGCAGCTCCTTCGTTCAGCAGCCCTTGCCTTTTGGCTTCGACATCGGCATCGGCTTTCCTTTTGGCATCGGTTTCGCTTTGGTTTTCATCGGTTGGTGGTGTTGGTTTCTTGGTTTCTTCCGCCGGAGTGGCGGAAGGAGTTGGGCCGGTCGTCGGGGCGTCGGGTGAATTCGTTTCTTTTCTCGCGGTTTTGAGTTTTGTGACCTTGCCCCCGAATATCGTGAGAACCGTTCTTGGTGCATGACTACCTCCAGTTGCAAACTTCCCGTCACCAATACTCCACCATACCACGCCTTGCTCGTCGATGATTTCTTCAGCCTGCGAAGCCTGTTCTAGTATCTGTGCTTCGAACGATTTCCGCTTTTTACTTAGTTCCACCGCCGCCTGTTCACGGGTAAGGCCTTCCGCCATTCGCTTTTTGGTATATTCGCGGCCGTCTTTCAGCTCATTGGGTAATTGTGGGACAGCATCCCCGATATTTAATGGCGTTTGTGGCGTGGCGGAGGGAGCTTCTTTAACCGGGCTAACTTCAGATGGAGATAAGTCAATTTCGTTGTCGCTCAGCCCTTCACTAGATGCCACAGCGCCTGCGCTTGATGTCTTGAGAGATGCGCCAGCACTTGCAGCTTCGCCACCGCTGTTTCCTTCGGCATCTCGAACATCGGCCAAATCTTCTTCGCCGGTAACGGTGATTTCTGCATCAGTTGTTGGATTTGCTCCATCTTGTTCGGACCATTCATCGTGGTAGGTTGTGTCGTTTGCATTGGTTGAAAATTTATCTGACCATCGTTTGGCCATGCTGGCGTCTTTCGGCTTGATCACCTGCTTCACCGTTCTGAGCGCGGTGGCGGCTTGAGGCGGACTGAGATACTCGGTAGTGACGGTGCCGTCTGGATTGACCGTTTCCTTCTTGGCGGCGACGTAGGTGGCCAAGCTCCGTCCTTCCCCGGACGGGACAGACATCGGAGTGATGGTGACGTTGTTGGCAATCTTCAATGGCGTCGCACCTTCGGTCGGGACCATGGCGATATCCGCCCGCCATTTCTTGCCAGTGGGGGCGGTGATGCTGGAAGAACTCAAGACATCGCCAAGTGTGCCCACTGGAGGGGGTGTTGCTGCGACTCCCTGTGCCGCAGGAGGCTCTTGAATTGGATTGGTGGCACTTGGTGCCGCAGGTGGCGTCGTGGTGGCAGACGTGGGCTCTGGTGCCACGGAAGGGATTGGAGCTGTTGTGGGCGTTACAGCGCCAACGAAGTCCGCGTTGATCGACTGGCCGCGTGCTAGAGCCAACAACGCCTTTGACTTCTGCTCCACCGACACCTTGTCGTCTGGCATCGCAATGTATTCCGCCATGTTCTTGGCTCCTGACGCAGTGCCCTTGAACTCGTATTGGTCCAAACTCTGGAAAGTTTCCACCTTGGTCTTTAGCTGGTCCCACGCGGCCTTCTGGATGTCGTAGCCCTCGCTTTTGCCGAAGGTTCCCTTGGCATCCATCACCGTCCCGGACGCATCCCCCATCGCACCACCCACCGCACCCAAGATACCGGCCTTGACGTATTCCTTCCACTTGGTGCCGATGTTGCCCCAAACGTCTTCGGTCCACGTCTTGGAGTCGTCGAGCATCGAGCTGATGACGTCGGAGATGATCTCGTCAGAGGACTCCTCCACCGCTTCAGCGCCCATGTTGCCGAGCACTCCAACACCTTTCAAACCAAGCTGTTTGGCGGACGTGTTCATCACGCCTTTCAGATCCTTGGCGAACTGCGTGCGAAGAGAGGCTCCCGCATCACCACCCAAGTCGGAGATGGTTTTCTGGACGGCCTCCATGCTCTCACGAGTGAGGGCCTTGTTCTTGAGATTCTGGATGAACCCACCACCCACTGCGCCATCACCCATCCCGAACGCCTTGCCCATACCGGGGGCGACACGGTTCATGACACTGGTGGCGATGAACGCACTGAGACCGTCTGACGTCGCTTCGATGTTCGCCGCCTTTAACGCCTTCTCGCGGTCGCCGTGAAGGTTCATCTCTTGGTTGAACGTCTTGCCGAAGCTAGTACCTGACGCCTGAAGCGAGCCAAGCCACACCTCCGGATCGGTGCCAATAGATTTTAGCCCGGCTAAAGTCTTTTCCCCGAGAGTGCGTGTTCCGGCAGCGGCAGCGGCTTCGGTCTTGGCGACCGTGGACAGCAGGACACCCGCCTCGTTGACCGCATAACGACTCGCGCCCGCAGCCCCAACCTTGGTCAAACCCTTGCCCGCCAACGCGCCCATCCCACCCATCGCGACGAACGAGCCAATCTGTCCGGTGAGCTCGGTCAAGTCGCGGCGATTGATGTCAACGCCAAACAACTCGAACGCCTTACCATTGGAGTAAGCACCCGCCGTGTCTTCGGCCAAACCTCCCCAAGCTTCCGCAGGCGACGTGTAGTTGCCCGCAGACGCCAGCCACAAGGCACCAGTCCCCGTCGCCATCATCGCGTCGCGGAACGTCGCCGCGATCTCGGAGCCGACGCCGTAGGAGTCCTTGTCCATCCGGTCCTTGTTGGCCTTCAAAAACTCGTAGCCACTGGCTCCGGGCTTCTTCATCGCCTCCATGAACTCGTCCCGCAGCGGAGAGCTCACGATGGAGCCCAAGACGCCCGCGTCCGCCGCAGCGAACTGGTTGACCGTCTTGCCGATGTTCTCCTCCACCTTCGAACGGTAGTCGATGAGCATCATCTTCTTGTCCGCAGCGGAAAGGTCCAAACCGTTGATGGCGGCTTCCATCTTGTCGATTTGGTTGAAATTCTTCGGGTTCATCACATACTGATCCCTGACCTTACCAATCATCACCTCGTCACCCAACGACGACGGGTCAAAGGTGCGCTTCGCCGACTCGGCGTAGAACGCTTTCTCCATCTCCTTGTTCTCAGGATCAAGGTGGGCCTCGCCGTTCTTCACCTCGGCGTTGGCGAAGTCGGTGTATTCCTTGTAGGTTAAAGACGGGGACTCCCCCTCCTTGGTGATCTTCTGCCTCTCTTGGATGTAAGCTCCCATGTCCGAGAACCGGTCGGGCTGCTTCTCTCTCTTCTGTGTGAGAATGTTTTCAAGAGCAGGGTTGACCTCCCACTCCCGAGTTTCAGGGTTGCGTCTCACGCCACCACCCGGCAATGAAGCCGCCACTTCCAAATACTCTTTAGCCCGGCTAAAACGTTCCTTGCCATCCTCCGTCAATCCTCCAGCAGTATTGAACATGGGGACCTCAGCCTCCACCTCCTCGGAGACACCCGCATCGTTTTTGCGCCGAACCAGCCCTTTGATTTTTTTGGTCTTGTCCGCTTCTTCAGTTGTCGCCCAATCCAAAAACCCTTCCCCTGCCGTGGCTTTTTGATCCAAGCTGTCAATGTATTGAGCCGAAAGGAGGTAGTCGTTCAAAGAGGACGTCAACTCGTTCTGCACCGGAGAGTCGGTGGGAAAAAGAGACTCGTCGCCGGTGTTCAGATTGTTGAAATCCATAGGGGTGTGTTGAAAATATTATTTGCGGGTTTTGTCGAATCCAGTGGATGAGGTTTTCAGGGTTTTCTCGGCAGCGGATCTGACCTTGTCCGCTTTTGCGCTGATCGCTTCAGGTGACCCCGTGAGGTTTTTCGGGTCCTTGTAGAAATCAATCATGATTTGCTTGATCGCTGAGTTGGCCTTCTCTTCTTTTTCTTGCTGGAACCTTTGGCGGGCCAGCTGGGAATCCCCCTCGCGATCCCCGATCTGACTGTTCGTGTTGCTTGCGGCAAGATCTGCTTTTTTCCTTTCGCGTTCAAGCTCATCCTCTTTTTGGCGGGCACTAAAGTCCATCCAATCCTTGTCGATCCGGCCAACCAGCGGACGCATGTGCGCGTTCATCTCGGCCATCTTCACCTTGAACGCATCTTTGGTTGCCGGGTCTTTCATGTCCAAACGCTCCGATGCAATCTTAAGGAGATTGTCCGAAAGTGCCTTGCGGGTGGAGGTGGCTTGATAAAGGGACGCGTGAGCTTTCACGGCAGACTCAATCGCCTTGTCTTCAGGAGATCCTTCAGGAGCCACGTTGCGAGCGTTACCATATTGGATTTCAATCTCCTCTGGAGAAAGATCATTACTTAGGTTCACTCCCTTGCCTTTGAGGCCGTTGATGATGGGTTGGATCTGGTCGATGATCTTCTTGTTGTATTTTTCAAGATTGGACGCCTTGCCCAATCCCTCAACCATCATGCCCATCTGCCTGACATCCGAAGCCATGTCGGGATCATTGCCGTAATGCTGGCCCCATCCAGCCAGCTGGACCGAGAGATCATGATGGTCATCGCTGATTTGACCGGACAGCTGGTAAAGGTTGTTCACCGAGTTGGAATCGACATCATCTTGTAAAATCTTGTTCTGGCTCGAGAGGAGACGTCCTGACGACAACGCGTTATCCATATTTAAACTAGCAAGCTCTTTCCTTTTAGGTTCATTGGCATCCCACTCGTCCATGGCGGTTGACTCCGCTTTCATCTTCCTTGCTTTGTGCGTAGATTCCGAAGCGTTGGTCAGGGCGTCTGCCGCCTCCTTGATCCGCTTGTTGCCGGGATTGCGCATCTGAAGCTGGGCGAGCACCTTGGCGTTGCCCTCGTAGTCGTCAGGAGCAATCCCCATCTTCCTGTATTCCTCGTCGAACGCGTCAAACTGCTGGGATTCTTTCTCCTCCTTGGCCGCGTCTCGCTTCATCTTGTCAATCCCAAGCGCTCCAGATTCATTCCCTTGTCGCAACCTAATCAGGTTCTCTACCGCCATGCTTTCGGGCAGGACGTTAAAAGCGGAGACCGCTGTGTCGTAATCGGAGGAAGAGTAGGGCATGGGCGTGTTTAGTCAGGCTAAAGTTATCAGGCGTATCTCTGAAGGAAGTTGGATCGTTCACGGACTTCGTTGATCGGGGCTTGGTAGGCAGCGGCCCGCTGCTGGAGCTTGTTGTCTATGGAGGCTTGGTCGGGTGATCTTGCCTCTTTTTTAAGGGAATCGTTGGTTTTGCTTATGATACGATTTCCAGTAACACCAGTAGCCATGTCATCGTAAGTATGCTCTTTTGATCCATACTCAAGATTTTGAGCGACTCCGTCGAGGTAAGCGATCCTGCTTTTTCGAGATTCCTGTTCTTTGTCTGCAATCTCAATCTCAGTTTTCCTGTATTCAGCGGACTGTCTTGATGTTTCTTCCTTTTCGATTTGTTCTGGAGACTTGGCTGAAGGAGACTTGATCTTATCCGCCAAAGCCTTCATGGCGTTGATATTCTCATCGCCAAGACTGGGGAATTTTTCAGAAAAGCTTCTTCGGCTTTCCTCAAGACGTGATTTCTCCGCTTCTTCTGGGGTTGGCTCCTTAGCGGAAAGCGTCGGCATCCGGCTGTCCGTCTGCGGCTCCGCCAGCTGATCATTGGAGGCTTGATACAGGGGGTCGATGGAGTCGCCTTTGCCTGTGTTCTTCGACAAAGACGCAACACCTTTGTCAATCTGCTTGAGCATCTGATCCTTGGTTATTCCAAGGCTTTCCCCATAAGCATAAAGCTCGTCGTTTGGAGTTCCAGAAAGATGTTCTTCAGGGTTTTTTCGGTTTTTGTCCACTGGTGCGCGGCCAAGTTCGAGCAAATCTTTACCGAGCTTCTGTCTCTTGAAAACATTCGCCTGCTCTTCAATCGCGTTCTTGCGCTTCGTCTCCCACTCCATTGGTGCTGGCTTGCCCTTTCCCGCCCCACCCTGTGCCACAGGAGGCGTCGTAGCGGGGACCGGGGCACCTTGTCCCACAGGCTCGCTCGGAGCGCTCACAAGGCCATTCTCGTCCGTCGTCGGAGGAGTAATCCTAGTCCCGCCCGCAGGCGCAGCTGGATAACCATCTACGCGAGTGCCAACCTCCCCAGTGGATGCACCGTCGCGTTCGGGGATGTAGTTTAAATTTGAGCGAGGCTGGGCGCTGCCGGGACCGTATTTATCGGTGTTCGTAGCGCTTATGGACGGCTTTGCGTTTGAAGTTGGAGTATCAGCTTGTGATGTTCCCAGCTTTGAATTCCCTCCGTCAGCGGTGGACGTTCCAATTTTCGAATTCGTTCCACCATCAGCCGTAGCGACACCAACATTCTTGTTTACAGCGTCAGCCTGACCGGCAACCACATCGGCTGAATTCTGTTTGCCTTGGAGCCGTAGGCCCTCTTTCGTGAAGTTGTCCGCCGTTTGACTGTCTTGATTCCGGTTTTGTTCCGCGTCCCTTATTCCGCGACCGTTGATATATCCCGGCGTGTCTCTTCGATTTTGCTGCTCTTTGGCCGCCGCAATTCTCACGGATGCTGGCTGGCTGGAATCGCGCATCGTCTTCGACAGCATCCGGTCAGAAGCAGCCTGATCCATCCTGTCTGCTTTTGCCGCCCGCTCACCAGCGCTTGGGGCCGCCATGCTATACTTCCTGCTTCCCGTTGGCTTATCCAGCGAGGAGGTTCCGTTCATTCGTCTTCCGTCTCCGAGTCCCATATTTTAGTCAGGCTAAAGGTTAATTGAATTGGCGCGGCTTTCTCCGCAGGCTGGAATCCATCCCCAGATTGAACTTCTTGGGACCGTGCACCTGTCTCTCCGACAGCTTGATGAACTGGTCAAAGCTCTGCCAATGGCCCATCGCTTCGGCGTCGTTGCCGACCACCTCCGCGCACACGGCCCGGATGGCACATTTAAGCGCCCCGGAGCTCTCGACGGGGATGACGGAGTCCTCGCTCAACACAGGGGCTTCCAGCTTCATCAGGACGTAGTAAGGACCGCCCGTGGGAGCAAACCCCAGCGGCATCCGGTATTTGCGGACCAGAACCTCGTCCACCTCCACCGTCCCCATGTCCACCACCGACAGGTCGCCGCCGTTCACCCCGTTCTTGAACAGGATGGTCTGGTCCATGATCGACCAGCCTCGCGACTGGTTCCTGAACCCCACCATCCCGTTGTAAGTTTGCTCGTTGAAATGGAGGAAGTATTCCACCAGATCGGCGTCGTAGATGAAATCCTCGTCTGCCAGCTCCACCTGCACCGTCGTCCCCGGCCAGCGGCCCATCTCATACACCCGGTCCACCGCCTCTTGGATCGCGTCCTCGATGCTGATGTCCGTGGTGACAAGAGAGCCAAAACGGACAGCAGCTTCGGAGAATGTCATGAGCTTCGCCATATTTTTTGATTATGCTGATTGTAAGGAAAGATTCAAGAACCGATTCATGCAAATAAAAGGAACCCGCCGCCTTGAAGACGACGGGTCCCGAAAAACCGAATCACTCGTCGGTGACCTCGACGGCGCTGGCGGTGGTGACAACGGTCACAAAATAAGAACGGGTGATCACCCCGGTGTTGTCGTCAATGCTGGAACTGCGGGTGATCGTCAGTTTGGATGAACGGTCCCCGACAGCGAGACCGGTGTAGCGCCAGTAGAGCATCTCCATGATGCCGAAGACCACCTTGCGCCAGTCGCCCACGGTGGATGCGGTGGCCTCGGTGTCCGTCACTTCGTCGAGCAAGCCCATAACTTGGCAGGTGTTGGCGGCGGTCCCCCCAACAGTGATTGCCAGCGTGTCGCCGCCACGGGTGGCAGACAGGGTGATCGTGTCCGTGGTGGGTGTGGTTTTTACGTAGTAATCCGTAGACTCGGAAATCCCGGTCGGCAAAGCAGGGGTTGTCCCCGCCAATGAAAAGCGGACCCGGTCCCCGACGATGAGCCCGTGATCGGCGGCGAACAGGAGGATGTCATCGGTCGCGCACGAAACCGTGGTGCCGGTAGTGGTTCCTGCTGCTGTGTTGGTTTTCAGGCTGATCGCGCTGGAGGCGAGGGAGTAGGATTTGCCGAAGAAGGCAAGCGGTGATTTGGAATAGGCCATGGTCGTATTTGGTTGTTGGTTGTTGGTTGGATGCGTGAGAGTTATAGGGTTTTAGTGGAGCTGAGACAAGCTCATTCAGGCGTTAAGCGATAACCCACCACCTTCACCCCCGTGCCCGGAGCTGGGGTCGGTAAATTTGTGAAGGCCACCATCGGGATAGTGGCATCCGACCCTCTTGTTGGGACGGGCAGTTTGGTCCATGTTTGAGAAATAACCTTTGCCCCGGCTCCGGAAGCCGAATCGCACCGTACATAAAAGCCGCCACCTGCCCCATCATGTTTTCCGGAATAAGTTGTAGATATGTTGGTGTTGCTTGGAGTTGGAGTTGTACCGCCGGAGGGTTTATAAAAGTAGGGCTTATAGTCGCTGGGGGTCCAGTCAATTCCACCAGCAACCGCTTTGTATTTTGAGGCGACAGGTTCAAGGGGGTCGCTTGAGGTGTCTGAGTATTCCTCCATCACTTCAAGGCTAAATCTACCGCTTACACTCGTCGCTCCACAGCTGGGCTTCTCGCCATCGGCCTTGATCCCTAAGTTTGCCACGGTGGTCTTTACTCGGTAGGTAGACTCCGAAGTCTTAAACCCAGAATGCCCCCAAGTATTTCCTTCACGGTATCGGGTATAGGCTAGCGCCACGACATTGAATCCCGGGGTGCTTGAGACGATTCCATCTTTAACAACGACCCACTCCCACTTAATCACCGTGGTTCCGGGTGTGAGTCCGGGTTTTTCTACCGCAGTCCAGCGTTCAATCTTTGGAACGGAAACTTGCGCACCCATCATGCCATCCGGATTAGTAGCTGGAAATCTATACTTCACCTGCAAAGTAGACGAATCTGTTGTGACAGCCGTCCGACTAATAATGTCACGCCCCGTAAAATAATCAGTTGCCCGCACTTCAAGTGTGAGCCTCAACTTGGTGCCATCAATGGATATGAAAACAACTTCATGGCCCCGCCCGTCGCCGTTGTAATATGGCGATGCGTGATTGCCAGCCAGCTTGGGGGCCTTATTGAGTACGGTGTCGTTGCCGAAAAGACCCCAATCATCCACGTATTTTTTATTATTCGGCACGCGGTTTGAAAGGACCGTATTCCAAGACCCGGTATTATACATTTCATACCCCGCGGACACATAGCCCGAGCCGCCGTATTCACCTTTTTTCATCAAGGCGGGGATTAACTGTTGGGTTTCAATCAAGACATGCACAGAGTATTTACCGTCCCAGAACTCGTATTCACTCTCGCCACTTGGGACGGTCTTTGAGAAATTTGGGTACGAGTCGCCATAACTATAATCACAAACGCAAACTGCGCCACCACTTTTGGTTGATTCAGTATGATATGCCATGGAGATTGCGGTATTCCCCACTTTGGAGTTCCCGCTCAAGGCGCTCCACGCGGAAAGAACCGGCACAAGATTCTCGGTGGTGACCGGCTCGCTAAGCCCGACGCTGTGGGTAAAACCAACTGTGCTGCCTTCTGTCTCTGGTGGTTCTGGAGGAATCCAAGTCTTGAATACGACCGAAGATTCGGTCTGGGCGTGGGCCGTCCCGAATACATGATTACCCCCGCCGAGATAGCGGTAGTTATCCCCCGTATGGTTTTCCTTGATTTCTATTACTCCGTTTGATTTAACATTATAACTGTAGTTTTCATTATAGGTATAGTTCTTTACTACCCGTTCTAGGGAGCCATCATCCTGAATTTCCCACGACCATGCCTGCCAATCCGTCCGGCTCTTGGAATAAATATTTTCACCGCATATTACAGTTCTTATACCCGGTGTTTGTAGAGCGTTTGAGTACGTAAATTGGCTGAAATTGATTGCGCCTAAACCGAGTGCGGTAGCCCTCGTGGCGGGCAAGGACTGCCGTGTCTCCCCAAGAGTTAGCGGGTAAACGTAACCATACGAACTCCCCCCTCCATGGGTATACACCGGGACAACCAAGTCGTTGTGTGTAAGTTCGTAAAACATTAGACGCGGTGGTGGGACAATAATTTTGTGAGTATCACATCCCCGGCAGACCCACCAGCAATGTTTGAAACGTGCTCCGTCACCATAACACTGCCGTAATTCGGGTTGATATAAAACGATCCTTCGGTAGACACGTAAACCGAACCCAAACTGAACACATAAAATTCAGGTCGTTCACCACCCGCCATCCACTCTGGAGTCTCATGGGCATCCCAATTGGACGCTTGGAGTATCTTAAAGTTGGTTACCGCAAGGGATTTCTTGGGCCCAAAAAAGACCTTAGCAAAAAAATAACTATTGCGACTCGTACCCAAGCCTACGTCAAAGTGTTCGTCCCAATTGTCCGCTATGGCGTTGTTAACGGTCCCCCATGTTACATAAATCCTTACTGTGTTTTTGGGGGATTCACCCGGATCAGGAATGTAGGCGGGGCGAGATGCTGTAAGCTCAAGGGGATTCTTCTTTTGACCCTTGCGGTCCGGAGTGAGGGTGATCTTGAGCTCGGTCTTGTTGCGGAGATACGGCTCCGGGGTCGCGTAGGCTCCGATCTTGGCAGGGACATAGTTACTGCCTTGGCCGGGGCCGAAGAAAGAGTTGGGGTTGCGCGGACCAGTGTCCCACGGGTCGCGGGTAATCGGCGTGCCCCTGCTCCCGGTCCCTCTGCCCGCGCCAGCGGTAGCCGCATCATTCACCGTGCCTGTGTCCTTGAGTCCCATCAGTCTTTATATTTGACTTGGATTTCCTTGACCAGATAGCCGTCCTCAAACGGGTCGATCTGGATCGCGTAGTTCTGCCATCCTTTTGGTATTTCAGGAGGCTCGGTGGCTGGAATGTTTGTGAAAGTATTAGGGAGCTTTTGGAGCGAAACGTAGTCCGGGTCGTTGGTCCCGATGATGTCGACTAACGTCATTTGTCGGTGCAGGGTCTCGCCGATGGACACCTGATACTGGATGCCGTCGTAGTCGATTCGCTTGGTCTTGAAGAGCAGTTGTTTGAATTTTTCCGCCTTAGCGGCGTCTCTGGTGAAATACTCCGTGATCTTGGCCGGGAACAGACCGCTGTAGCCTTCCTCGATGTCGGCGCGGATGCAGATCTTGTCGCGGACGGGGCCTTCGCTGTTCGGCTTGCGCTTGATCGGCTCACGGAGAATCGCTTTGAGCACGCTCGGCGTCTGCGCGTTGATCACCGAGTAGTAAATTACCGTTCTATTCGGCTCAACTTTTCGCACCGTTTTCTCAAACACCCGCTCCGTCCCTTGGGCGAACACCAGCCGGGTTTGGGAATTGGGTTCGGACGCTTCAGAACTCTTGGTAAAACTGGTGGTTTCGGTAACCGTGTAAGTAGGAGTGGTTTTTTTCGCCGACTGGAAAGATCTTTCAAGCGGCTTGACCGTCGGGGTCTCATTGAGGTAGACGCTGCCGCCGGGGCCGGAATAAACTTGGCGGCTTTTTCCGTTCGAGCCTGCACTAGAGCTTTTAGAGTAAGTCCCTTTCCATGTGATTGATCCCCACGAGTTGGCATCAATTTCCTCGGTGCTACCTTCAGGTTGTAGAGTAGCGTTCTCATTGAGGAACACCGTGGTGTCGCCGACACGGGCGACCTGACGTGATTTCTGCCCTCCGGAAGAGGTGGCGTAAGTCCCGTCCCACGTGATTGACCCCCATGCGTTGGGGTCAATCTCCTTGGTGCCGCCGCTAACCTTGAGGGCGGCCGTTTCGTTGAAAAACACCTGCTCGACGCCGTTGCTCCACACTTGACGCGAGCGGGTGCCGCTGGTGGTTTTGGCGTAGGTCCCGTTCCACTCGATCTGGCCCCATTGCTGGGAATCCACATCCTTGCCGGTGCCGGAGGTGGTCGCCGTGGTTGTCGTGGTCTCATAAACCGTTGTCTGCCCGTCATTGTAAACGAGGTTGACTGATCCGCCGGAAGGCGCTTTGTCGCTGGTGGTGTAATCGGTGGTGCTTTTAATCGAGCCCCACTGCTGGGCGTTGGTCTCGATTCCTTTCAGCCCGGGCTTGGCTGTCGAGGTGACCTCGTTGATCTCGAAGACCTTCACGTCACCATCGTCGTAGATCTTGTTGGAAGCGCCTGTCTTGGTGTTGACGGTGTTGCTCGTGTCGTAGCGTTTGGCGGTCTTGATTGTGACGTATGGCTTCTCATCTTTCTCCTGACCAGCTTCGCCCGGCTTGGCCACGGCGGTGACTTCATTCACCTCGTAGACTTGGACCTTGCCGTCGTTAAAGACGATATTGGCCGAGCCCGTTTTGGTCGCCACATCTGCGTTAGGTGAGTAGCGTTTCTTGGTCTCGATCTTTACGAACGGCTTCTCGTCCTTTTCGGTTCCAGCAGGGCCGGAGCGTGCGGTCGCGGTATCGACCTTTTTTTCATACACCGTGGTGGACCCGTCGTCGTAGATCTTGTTGGTGCTGCCGACCTCTCCCGTGCCAAGCGTTCCGGTGTTCTGGTATGTGGCCGTGGACGTGATCGAGACAAATGGCTTGGTCTGCTGCTCCACGCCCGCCGAGCCGAATCGCCCGGTGGATGTCACCTCGCTGACTTCGTAGATCTGGGTGGCCCCGTCGTTGAAGACCACGTTGGCGCTGCCAGTGAGCGTGCTGATGTTAGCCGTGGTGCTGAACCGCTTGGCGGTTTTGATGGTGACGAACGGCTTGGTGTCCTTCTCCTCCCCGGAAGGACCGGGGCGGGCGGTGGCGATCTCCGCCGTGTTCTCGTAAATCTTGCTGCCGTTCGGAGCTTCATAGACCAGTTTGGCCGAACCGTTGCCGGAAGCCGGGACCACGGGCGCGGTGCCGGGGGTCATCTTAGAAGTGATCTTGACGAATGGCTTCTGCTCCACGGCCTCGTCCACCGATGAGGTGTTGAGGGTGAAGCTCTGGCTGACCACCGTCTCCTCGGCGCGGTCGGGCGTTTCCTTCTGGTAGCTCTTGGCGACTTCGTCACCGGACAGAGACGGCGTGATTGGAATCGCGCTTGCCGCAATCTTGCGGGTGGTCTTGGTCCGGGTCAGGTCCTTGCGGTAGCGCGGCGGCGGAGTGTCCGCGCCTTCCTTGCTGACCTCCTTGTTGATGGGGTCAGACCAGCCACCCTTGGCGGTCTTGGTCTGCTTGACGCTCTTGCCGTTGCCAATGGGCTCGACCATGGAAGAGATGACGTTGAACCCTGAATCGGCGGGGGTGCCGTCATTTACCAGAACCTCAGACACCGACTTGGTGACAATCTCTCCATACTCCTCGCCTTCGAGCGGGATGAGGTTTTCGGCAATCGTTTCGGTGATGGTCCGCTTCTCGTAGCGGTAGTCGTTGACCTTTTCGTGCTCGATGACGGTTTGTGGCGAGACGGGGCTGGCCGGATCTGGAATGTCGTCCACGTTTACCGCAGCCAACGCGACCTGCTCGGTGGTCACCGAGGTGACGGTCTGGCCGCGATATTTCTGCGGGGTCAGGTTGTCCGTGCCCTTGGACTTCTTCTGCTTGTTCGGCCAGCCGTCCACGGTTGCGTCCGACGTGTCGCGCTTCTTCGCGGTGGAGGTTTGGCGAACACTCTTGCCGTTGCCAATCGGGTCCACCGTGCTCTGGGAAACGTTCACGCTCTTGTCCGCGCTCGTTCCGTCCAGCACAAGGTCTTCCGAGGTGGCGAGCAACGTGCCGTCGGGGGCGAACTGCTGGCCCTCCAAGGCGGCGGAGTTCTCGGCAATGGTCTCGGTGACCTCGCTGAGCACTGCCTTGCCCGTGTTCGGGGTCTGGGTGACGACCGAGGACACAAGGTCGCCTGCAAGCGCCGTGGGCGCGGTGCCGGGGTCCACCTCCTGCTCGGTCTTGACCACCACGGTCTGGCTCCGGTATTTCTGCGGAGTGAGGTTGTCCTTGGATTTGGAAGTGGTCGTCCAAGCGGGGCCATCCAGCTTCTGGAAAATCCAGTAATGGTCCTTGCCACCCTTGTCAGCTGGCTCAATGGAGACCAGCGTGTAGCCCGCGTATTTCGCCGTGTCTTTCGCCGCCAGACCAATCTCGGTGATGGCTGTTCCAAACGGCTTGTCGGGAAACTTGGACGCCAGCGTCGGGTCCATTCTGACGATGACCTCGTAGTGTCCCGCAGACGGTTCCAGCACCTTCATGATGCGCGGAGTGCTGAACGGTGGGTCTGGAACTGCCATGGCTTTAGTTACATTGAAAGTAAGGAGAAGTCAATCAGTTGATCGGACCTTCGATGAGAATAAAAGAGAACCTCTTTAGCCCGGCTAAATGAAGTGTCTCGTTGAGGGTGCGGCGAAAATCACCCCATTGTTCGGGAGGTAGGGTGCAGCAGCCTTCAGAGGAGGTGCCGTTAACCCCGCCCAGATGAAGGTTGATCCCGAACTCTCCAGACTCAGTCATGGCAACCGTGCCGTCTTTTTTGATGCGCTCGACGGTGACTAGATCAGGCCCCTGTCCAAACGCCTGATACCTGCCCCGGTGAATGAGTGGCTTGAACCACCAGCAGCCGGGTTTGAGGCGAGCCATGAATTTGCCCGCGCCCGCGTTCCACCCGTATCTGGAAGGGTCGGTGTTGCC